TTAAATATCGATGTCAGCATCATATTGAGAAAGATTATAGTGAAGGAGCTTCATTTCTCTTTCCGTAACGTGAGTATAAATATCACGAGTGATGCTGGAATTTTTTTGACCAACTTGAGCCATTATAACGTTAAGGGGAGTACCTAATTCAACCATCTTTGAAATATAAGTATGGCGGAAAAAGTGAGTAGTAGGTTGTTTGGCAATACCTAATTTACGATCTATAGTCTTTAAATAGCTAAGTATCGTGTAAACATTCCATACATTTTTAAAGTAAGAATTGATAAAAAGATGATCATTGTCTTTTCTAAAAGGCATGAGATTATTGACAATCTTGCATGCAGATTTATTCAGTTGAACCATTCGGTAACTTGATTTAGTTTTAGTGTGATCAGATTTAACATTCCTTTTAGTTTGTTTTTCTTTTTTGTACAGCTCACCATATCTATATTCTTGAGTCCCTTCGACTTTAGCATACGTGATACCATTTTTCTTAATGATATTTTTCTTTAAAATACCGGTAGCTTCGTCGATTCTCATGCCAGTAGAAGCAGTAAACTTAAAAAGATAGTAGTAGTCGGGACGATTTGCAATGTATTTAACATAGCCTAAAATAGCACGAAGCTCTTCATCAGTGAGATATTTGTTCTCAACACGTTCTCGTTCTTTTTTCGATTCGTCTTTCCATCTGACTTTTACTCCGACAACTGGATTGATATTAATCAAGCCATGATCAATGCCATACCGGTACGCATTTGAAAGGAAAACCTTGCGCAATCTAGTTGATGAGTTTGATAACTTTCTTTTACGCTTATACAGACAATATTCCAAGTAATTGTTTATCATAGATGTGGTAACATTTTTGGCAATAGCACCAGCAAAATACTCGTTTATAAATTTAAAATTGCTTAAGGCTCTTTTCCGTGTACTCCAAGGTCGGTCGAGGTCCTTGAGATATTGCTGATATTTATCTGTTAATTCTTGCAGCGTTATGTCGGTTCCTTTGTGTTCATCATCAAGTTTGTCTTCAATCTTTTTTAAAAGGATTTCTGTAGCCTTTTTGCGAGATTGTGGCGTATCTTTACTTAAAGTTACAGTTACCTTGTTCACCACTTTATGATTGATTGTAGATTTCAAAGGATTAACATATCGCTGGCAAAATTTGAATTTTCCTTCTTTGGTGGATTCTACCCACATAGAATATGTTTTAACCATTAAAAAAATCTCCTTACAAGTAAAACAGGCAATGATGCGCGCTCGGTACGAGCGCGCATGGGGCGCCCACGGGATAGATTACTTCTTGATCTCAATGATCAAAAGAAGTAGAATGATCAATTGAAAGGTTGTTTGATCCATTTTTATCACCTCCGTGAGTGATGAAAATGACACAGCTTTGCTGTGTATAATCGAGAACGAGGCGATAAAAATGATCAAGCGGGCGCTCCAAGAGCTTTAACTCAAAGGGATGCACCGCAGGAAAGGTACTATAAAAAGTGCCTTTTTATTTTGTATAAATTTAAACTAATGTTCTTTTTAATCTTATAAATTAAGCCCGCACCGCACATGGTGTCGGGCTCTTTTTTATTTGCCGTAATTCATAACTATCTTATATACGTAGTAGTCAGTATCTAGCGTGTTATAAACTTCTTGTTTATCACCGCTGTCTTCTGCATATAAGAGAGCAGAGCCAATGGCATCGTCACAAGCATATGGTTCTGGTCGGCCTGCCTTTGCTAATGCTTCTTTAGCTTCTTGCTCTGTAAAGTCTAAGTAAGTGGTAAGTATGCGGATAGTAGAACTATCTTCAATCTGTTCATTTAAGCGAGCAATTAGGTTAGTGATGTATTCATCTGAATAATCGTCGTGCATGATTTTTCTCCTTTTGAAACTAATGTTCTTTTTAACTTTATAAATTAAGCCTGTTGCCTTTTAGTGATATGAACCCCAAATTTTGGACATATTATTGGACTGCTTTATTTAAGACCATATTTCGATATTCTATCGGAGTATGGTTTTTTAGTACCGTTTTGATTCTATCATGATTGTAGTAATGAATGTATTCTTTGATTGCTTGCTCTAATTCATCCATGGTTTTGAATGTTTTTTCAAAGCCATAGAACATCTCACGCTTAAGAATACCAAAAAAACCTTCCATTAAGCCATCATCTAAAGAATTGCCTTTGCGTGACATAGATTGAGAAACACCATGATTTTTAAGCCAAGCTTGGAATGCAGCGTGCTGATATTGCCAGCCTTGATCAGTATGAAAAATTAGGCCATTAAGAGCTGGATGTTTCTTATAAGCTAAATCCAGCATATCCATAACTTGTTTCAATACTGGATGACGGCTTAATGTATAAGCAACAATCTCTTGACTGCAGCCATCCATCACAGGCGATAGATAAAGCTTTTCTCCATTAAGGTGAAATTCAGTAATATCTGAGTACCAATGCCTATCTGGGATAATCGCCGCAAAATGACGTTTAATTAAATTGGACTTGATTTTTCCAATAGTTCCTTTATAGCTTGAATATTTAAATCTACGTCTGATGGTAATGGCATATAAATGCATTTTGACCATTAATCGCTTGACGCGCTTATGATTCACTCTCATACCTTCTCGATGCAATTGAGCAGTAATTCTGCGGTAACCATACCGGTGTCTGTGCTCTTCGAATATTTCTTTAATCCGCTTCATAACTTTTTCGTTTTTTAAATTTTTGTCATCTTTAGTCAAAGTGTAGTAATAATTACTGCGCGACAGATGTGGCAGATCAGGATTGGCATTGATCGTATCAAGCACAAACTTAACGGTTACGTGAAGTTCCTGCCTTAGCTGAGTAACCGTAGTAGCTATTTCTTGTGCTGTTGGTTTTTGGTTCTTTGGGAGACTAAGGCGTTCAATTTTTTTACAAACTCGTTCTCGACAGTAAGTCTTAAGTTCTTCTGTTTTAGGTCTTTTATCTGCCTTTGAAGCTCCTCTATCTGCTTGTCTTTGTTCTTCATGGGTAGGTCTGCCTTTCTTGTGATTAATGACATTATACCCATCTTCTTTATATTTGCGAATCCAATTATGAATTTGTCCACCATTGGATAAACCTAGCTCTAATGATACTCGGCGAGCTGATTCATGAGCAAAAAGGACTCTTTTAATGGCTTTTTCTTTGAACTCTGTTGCATAATTTTCGTATGGCTTATCTAGAACTTTTACTCCATAACGCTCCATTAAGCTTAATACATATCTTAAATTACCAGAAGTAACATTGTATTCTCTACCTAATTGCTCAACTGATTTACCATAATTTTTCCAGCTATTGTAAATATCAATTTTGTCTTGTTTAGATAATTTGGACATAACAAAAACCTCGAAATTCTTGTCCGAATTTCGGGGTTCATATCATAGGTAGCAGGCTTTTTTTGCGTTATCAATTATTAACTGATATGATCGACTTATCAACATTGTATTAAAAAGCATGGAGCAATGAAGGTGATGATGTCATGATTAAACAATATTTACATATTCTTTTCTTAAAGCTAGCTGATAAAACTAAGTTAAATGACCACACTCATGAGCCACCGTTAATTAAAATTTCGGATTTAGAATTGAATTATTCATTGTATAAAAAGGCTATGGATGATTTATTCGTTCAACTGTCTCAGCATCAGGTGGAAGAAATTTTAATACAGTATAATTCAAATGATCGAGGAATTCTTCGGGAGTCTGTAATTGAAAATCCTTGTCAAAGTGCCTCCGTGAATCATAAAACCGCAAGCAAATAGTATTGTTTTCTTTTAAGCAATCAGGCGACACGCAAAAATGAATATCCTTTGTGTCATGAGCTTCAATTTTCAATGGACGTTTAAGCTCATTAAATTGATTGAATTTCAGCAATTCATTTTCGCCCGTATTTTCGTTTTTTATTTTCAATCCACAAAGATAATATTTCCGATTAAGTAGCGGTACCCAAGCTTTATCTTTCGGATACCATGCTTGTATGTTACGGATTGTATAAGGAGAATTACCTGTATTTGAAATTTCTAAGTTTAAAGATAGGTGTGGGCCACCTAATTGATTAGGACAAAGCTTTTCATCAACTATCAAATTAGGATAATCTTTTCTGCTTGAATCAATTACTACTCTAGGTTTCTGACTATAGTAGGTACAGAACTGCCATATAAGACTTATTACACCAGGGACCGCGCCGATTAATGCTGCAATAATATCAATATTCAAATTATTCTCCTTAGCTACCTTCGGGTGGCTTTTTTTATTTACTCAGAGTAGCTGAACTAGGGTGAAGGGTGGCATATTGAAGTGAATCCAAGCCCATAGGCATTACATATAGAGGATCAACTGCTCTGCTATTGCTTGTAAATTGAAGTGGCACTGCAATCTTTACTGACTTGCCATGACCTAATTTCTTATCACCAGCATTAATTAAGCTATCCCATTGACTGCCAGATGGAAAATCATCTGAAGAGAACAAGATGTTGGATTGCTTAAGCTTTGTCTTCTTTGGATTTACAGAACAGAAGGCAAGACTTGAAGTAAACCATTCAGAAGGAGTGATAGTACGTGAGCTATTGTTAGTAACAGTTGCTGTAACTACTCGTATTGCCTGGATTTAAAGATATTTCAATTTTTCCTCTAAATTCTTGATAAAACTGAAAGCCTAAACTAATACCACCGGTAATAGCACCAAACCAAGCAGCGGCATCATTTGCATCAAAGCTCATAAAATCACCTCCTTACAATTAAAGCCCGTACCATCTTGGTGACGGGCTTATTTTTTATTCTGCGTCTGAACTCTTACCTGGATAGACGGAGAAGGTGGAAACCATGTTGTCTTTCTTGCCTACGTTGTCGGCTGGGCTAAATGAAACGTTGTACCACTTTTTAGCCTTGGGTGAGTAGATGTTATATCTTCCTTTGTTGCTCAAGTTAGCGGCAGAATCTGCTAGCTTGTCATTAGTGAATTGTAAGTGATTGTCGTGTAGTACGTTTGCAAGGTAAGCTTTACACCAAAATGTGTTGTTAACGTCTGGAGTAAGCACAACCTTCATAGCAGTGATTTTACCGTCAGTTACAAAATATCTAACCTTTTTGTCGTCCTTTGAAGTCCAGTAAAATTCGTGCTTAGTTGCCTTGCTCTTATTGATCTTTTGACCAGGCAAGTTCTTGCTATGATTTACTTTCTTAACTTGCTCAGTTTGAGCAGTGCTGTTGTCAGAGTCATCATTTTCATTGCCTATGCCAGCACATAAAAAAATGAAGCCACCAACAGTAAGGATAACAGCCATGAGCCAAGTGGTGAAGCGCTTGTGCAAAGGCTTCGTGCCTTCCTTAATGTCTTCTGGTTTGAGCTTGTTTTTGTCATACCAGAAGGCATAAAAAACATATGCAATTCCCCAAACCATAATGATAAGTCCTATTGCAATCATTTTTAAATCCTCCATATCTATAGCAGAAACTAATCGTCACAGGTTTATAGTCACTGGCTTTGGACTATGCAGCCATCATTAAATAGATAATAAAGGTTATGAGGAATACAGAAGGCTTTAGCAAACTTATAGTAGCTGTCAAAATGATACTCATTATCATTGCAGTATTTTTGTAAAAGCTTAATTGCAAAAATATTGGCACTTGTTTCACCTTGATCAACAGTTTGATCGTTCAAATTATAATAATGTTGCTCCTTCATGTAAAACGTGTGCAATCTCATGTGCCAACTGAAAAGGAATTTCAGTTGGATATGGCCAACGGGAGTTCATAATGATACATTTTCCTGGATCGTTATAACAAACAGGAGGAGCGAATGGTGGAAGTTGATTAGTAAATTCAACACCAATATGATAATCGAACATAGCTTTGTTCATCAGAAACTTAAGCAGTCTATCGTAATTTTCTCTGTTTTCTATGGATAGATAATCAAGATTATTGTTCTTCATTATTTTTATTTCCATTCTTATTTAAATATTCAGGGTGACGCTTAAAGTAACTATGTGCAAGATCAGCATAGGTTTCTTTGAGTTCTTTAGGCATTACGCCACCGTAAGGCATTCCTAAATCTTCCCAAGTAAGAGCATTGTCATTATCGGAGTGAGGACTAGGATCGTCTGTTTTACCAGTTAAATAATCAGTTGTTGTATCAAATAGTTCAGCAATTTGAGTAAGCATATCGTAGTCCGGCTCTCTTGAACCATATTCCCAATTAGAATATCTTTGCGCACTTATACCTAATTTTTCAGCTGTGGCAGACTTACTCCAATTTTTCATAAGTCTTCTTTTCTGTAGTCTTTCACTAAAAGCACTCATGATCAAACCTCGCTTTCATTAAATTCTTTAAACATATTGTATTACTTTTAAACTCAAAGTTTATATTTTTAAAAAATAAGTTTAAAAAAGTATTGAAATTTAAACGCAACGTGTTAATATAGAATGCGTAAAGAGTTAAACAAATCGTTTAAAGAGGTGATCGAATGGTAAGCGTTACTAAAGATGACGCTGGTGAAATCTTCGACAGACTTGTAAAAGAAAAAGGACTGAAAAAGACGTTTATCGCTAAGCAGATAGGCATCTCACCGCAGGCCCTTAACTCAAAGATTCACCACGGGGGATTTGATGCCGATTTAGCTTTTAAAGTGGCAAAAATCCTAGACGTAAATCCAACTATTTTTTTAGTCCAAACTTACACAAATCGTTTAAAAATAAAGGAGAAATAGGAATGCAAGAACTAATCAAAGTCCAAGTTGAAAATGACCGTCAACTTGTTAGTGCAAGAGAATTGCACAAAGGCTTAGGTCTAAAAAAGAAATTTACTGACTGGGTAAAGCAAAACTTCAAAGGCTTTGAAGAAGGTCAAGATTATACGACTTCACCTAAAGGTCACCTCGTTAAAAGTGGCAATGGAACAGTAAGAGCTTATGACGATTACCTTCTCACAATCGACATGGCAAAGGAACTTTGCATGATGTCCAAGACAGAAAAGGGCAAGGAAGTCAGAAAATACTTCATTCAAGTTGAAAAGAACTGGAACAGCCCAGAAATGGTTATGCATAGAGCATTGGAATTTTCAAATGCTCGAATCAAACAACTCAAGTTAGAAAACAAAAACTTGAGCATTCAACTTGAGGAAAGCAATAAAAAAGCTGATTACCTTGATGTGATTTTAGGAACACCTGATGCATTAGCAATTTCACAGATTGCAGCAGACTACGGATATGGTGCAGTAAGTTTCAACAGATTACTTCATAAAGTTGGGATTCAACATCGTGTAAATGGTCAATGGATTTTATACAGAGCTTACATGGGTAAGAACTACGTCACTACTAAGCCATTTGTCTATAAGGACCACAAAGGTAATGACAGAACAAGCCTTTCAACATATTGGACGCAGGCTGGTAGAAAACTCATCTATGACGTTTTGAAAGACAACGACATTTTGCCACTCATTGAACGTGACGATATCGCATAGGAGACATTGAAATGAAAGATTATAAAACAGTACGTGAGGCACTCGAAGCACTAAACGATCTCAATGATCCGAATACAGATTTCAGTGCAGTCAAAGAAATAGGTAAAGACGGAGAAGTTGTTCGTACAGCAGACATAAAAGATCTACAAGATCTTAACAGTGAGATTGTTGCAAGTATCTGTGACTTACTTGGAATGAGTGACATCTATCTAGGAGGCAAAAATCATGACTAAACCACTTACTTCAAAAGAAATGATGGAATATTGGCACTACAGTAAGCAAACGTTCCGTAGAAGAAGACGTGAATGTGAGCAAACTCCATATAGAGATGCCATTCTTCAAGATGGCCCTCGTAAGATTTACGTCAACAATGATAGATGGGCAGAGTTCATCAAGTACAGAACTAGAAAGTATTACGAAAAGATGTATGGACTTGATGATCTAAGGAACAGCAAACAGTTTGCTTAGGGGGTGATCTAAATGAAAAAAGAAGAACTTAGTCCAGAGCAGCGTGAAGAAGTCAGAAAGATCGTTAGAGAAGAAATAAAAAAAGCCAACATGCAAAGCATGTCAGCTTCAAAAGTTGCCGAGATTACTAAGAATCAGATACAGCACGAATTAGATAAACTCAGCAATGAGTTTGGAACTAATCTTTAAGTTTTTTGATTATTTGTGCCTGACTATCAGTGAATTTCAGCCAAATAAACCCACAGTCATCACAGCAAATCAAATTTACATGAAGAAGATCCCCTGTAGGACGATTGTCCTTAGTAAATGAAAGTAATCCAAAAACAGCTTCTTTTCCGTTAACAGAAAGGGGCTTGATGTTTTCAGAATTGCATTCTGGGCAATGTAATTTCATTAAATCACCTCCTTATTGAAGGCTGATTTAATTCTAGCAGAAAGAAATGATCTAAATGAAAAAGGAAAAAGAAATAAAAAAAGCCGACAAGCCAAGCCCATCGACTTTTAACATTGATGTTTCTGATACAGATGATCAGATTATCAAAGCTGATAAGACTACTTCAAATCTTTTGTCAGCTTTGAAAGAAAAGGAGTGATCAAAATGAAAAGGTTCAACAATTGGTTCAATGAAGTTTTCGACACTGACTACCGGTTAAAGCCTTGGCAGTCAATCTCGATAACATTTGTAGTCGTTACATTTTTAGTAAGTGCGTTTGCTTACTTGTACATCAATAGATAAGGAGAACAGAAATGAACAGTTTAGTTTTAGTTGGTTACTACATGGTGAAAGAAGCAGTTAAGCCAAGACTGCATCACGCAGATTTTGAAGAGTACTTAGAAGACGTTGATATGGACTGCTTCCGTCACACGCACAACTTCAAGCATATGAAGTACATTCATCACTTACACAAGCTTGTCGAAGAGTATTAGAAAGGAGCGATCAATATGTGGAAACGGACAAGTGCTCACAATCCTAAGTTAATCACTGCCAGTAACGCTTTACATGCGTTCATGGTGGTTGATTTAAGCAAGTATCGTAAGAACGATTTTGTAAAAAAGGTTCAGAAAGCAAAAAAAGCCCTTCAGCTACCGCAAAGGGTTAACTGAAAGACTGCGAAAAACTTTTACAAAATTGATTATCTAAAGGAGATTATACCACAATGCTTTACTCACAGGAGAAACTTGACGAAATTAATCGTCAAAGAGAGCTAGAAGAGCTCGAAAATTTAGCCAGAAATGATCCAGACACATTAGTAGTTACTTTGCCAGGTGGGCAAGAAGCGTTAATTGGAAAATATGCAGACGATTATGTAAATGGGTACAAATCCGCAGCAGATTTTTTCCAAGGACGTTTGAATCACTACGATGGGGATCTAAACGAACTAGCAGATGAAATGAACTACGACGGTGTAGTTCCTCGTCCTAATCACATGGACTTTATTTTAGATCTAGGTAATTACGGTGATGATCTTTTGGAATTTATCAAAGATTCATATCATTGCGAATCTTTACCAGAATATTTAGGTATTTAAGCAATAAGGGGTACGGAAACATGGCTGAAACAAAACAATTAATCAAATTAGATGAAAAAGCTGTCTCATTCCCAGTGAGCTTTGCACCAGCTCAAATTGATTTTACTGGATATGACAGAATGAAAGATCAAATTGATCAGTTGCATGAAGGCTTAGAAAACTACGATGTAACGAAAGAAAATTTGAAAGAGGCTAAGTCTACTCGTGCAAAGTTAAATAAGCTCAAAAAGGCAATTAAGAGCCGCAAAGTTGAAATTAAGAAAAAAGCTGAAGCTCCTATTAAGGACTTCAACGATAAAGTTGAATCTTTAGTTGCTGAAATCGATGATTCAAGTTCAAAGATCAGCGATGGTATCAAAGGCTATGAGGATCAAGAAAAGCAAGCACGTCATGAAAAGAGCTTAGAGCACATTGAGGCCATTTGTGAGCTTGCTGAAGTTGATCCATCCAAGATCAAGTATCAATCAAGCTGGGACAACAAGTCTTACAGCAAAACCAAGTTTGAAAACGAAGTTGATCAGCAAATTGCTTTGATTCAACAAGAACAAGCTCAGCTTGCTGACAATATCAAAATCGTCAGTGAAAAAGCTGAAGGTTTAGGATTGCCTGCTGATCACTGGATCAAGGAATTAGATGAACAGCCTTTATCATTTGTGCTCAATGCAATGACTGAATACAAGGAAGACTTAGATGCCGTTTCTAAGGCTCAAAAGGAAACTAAGTTAAATGAACTTAGAGATCTTAAAAAGCAAGGCGATAAGTACGTAGATCCTGAAACTGGTGAAGTTAAGGACAAGATCATTGCTTTGAAGCTAGAAGTTAAGGGCACTAAGTGGCAACTGAAGCAACTTTACAGTTTTATCCAAGACAACGGTATTGAATACGAAGGATTGGAGGACTAATCATGGTTCAAATGCTAGAAAGCCCAGCCGATTGGATTGGACAAATTTGTTTCAAATCTATCTCAGGATTAAAGCCAGAAGATGCATTGAAGGCAAAGCTGGCTTTGATGAGTGCATTTGTTAATGTTCAAAAGAAATTACAACAGCCAAGTAAGGATAAGCAAGGGTACGGATACAAATATGCTGACTTGAATGGAGTTATCAAAGCTATTCAAGAAGCAAGTGAGGACGAGGATATCGCTTATATTCAGCAACCAATAACTGTTGGCGGTCAAACTGGTATTCATAACTACTTGCTTAACAGTCAAGGCGCGATCTTTGATTTTGGCTCTTATCTATTAGATATCGGCAGTCCTAATCCTCAGGAATATGGCAAGGCACTTACTTACGCTCGTAGATACTCAATCAGTGCCATCTATGGGATTGCTTCTGAAGATGATACAGATGCTAAGGAATTTAGATCTAAGCCAGATTACATGACTCCTCAAGAACTTAAGGGCATGACGATTACTTACGACGGCAAGCGTAAAGACTTAACTGAAGTGTTCGCTAAGGCTATGGCTGGTGACGAATTAGCAAAGCAGGTAATTAAAGACAAGGACAATTCGGTTAATGCCAAGATTGCTATTAAGAGTATCAGCGCTATTTATGAGTTCTCTAAGGGCTTGCTTAAGGATCGTGATAAAGAGAAGGCTAAGCAAGAAGCTCAAGATGCTGAAGATCAAAAGATCAGAGAAATTGTTGATGGCAAGAAAGATTCAACTAAGAAGAAAGATCCATTTGCCGATATAAAGGCATAAGGAATTTTACAAGAGAGATTTTAATAATGGCACAAAGAAGAATGTTTTCAAAAAGAATTGTTGAGAGCGCACGTTTTTTAAAGATGCCACCTTCAACGCAAAATTTGTATTTCCATCTCGGCTTAAATGCTGATGATGACGGTGTAGTTGAGGGCTACAACGTGATGATGCAAACCGGTGCAACCGAGGACGATTTGAAGCTCTTAGTTGCTAAAGGTTTTGTCACTGTTCTCAATGATGACTTGGTCACTTATATAAATGATTGGCGAGAAAACAATCGTATCAGAGCTGACCGCAAAGTTGATTCAATTTATAAGAATTTATTGGTAAAGATGATACCTGATATTGAGCTTCAACCTTCAAGAAGACGTGCTGATACTAAGAAAAAGCCCGGTGTTAAGCGAATTGAAGATAATGGACGTCCACTGGACAACCAACGGACAACCAATGGACCGCATAGTCTAGGTCAGTCTAGGTCAGGTCAGGATAGTCTAGGTCAGGTTAGGTCATCGTCGTCAGTAGATGAAACTGACAATAAAGCTAAACCTGTGGATAACTTTGACGATGACGACGACAAAAAACAAAAACTATTAAATGAAATTAATAGAATTGCTAAAAAATACAGTTCTAGTGAACCAACTCCATCAGAACAGTCAGCACTTTTAGCGTTATCCAAGAAATTAACTTGGAAAGAATTACGCCTAGTAGTTATGACTTTTAGCGCAAAAGTTTCAAATGGGGAAGTGCAGAAACCATTCCCTTATTTGCTAACGGTTTTGAACGAGAAGGTCACTATTAAGGAACGTCAATAGAGGTAACAAAAATGAAACCAGAAAAAATTGATGACAAATTCATATCTTATGCAACAGGGCAATTGGAATCAGCATCACCTTTAAACCAATTTGTGATTGATGCTTGCAAGCTTGTCAAAAAATATAATGCGATTCCTAAAGATAAGAGACCAAATCACTCCAGAGTTTTAACTGGAACTGATAACGATGACAATTACTTGCTTGATTGTTTTGGTGATGAATACGGCAATGGCGACGAAGTTTGGGTGGAAATGATTCCTGAAAATGCAGACAACTATAAAGAAATGTCACAGGATCAATTTGATTCAAATGACAAATTAAAAATCATTGTTGCGGCTTATCACCACGTAGAAATGGAAATTGTTGATATTGATACAGAGCCACTTACAGCATGGCTTGAATCAAATTATCCTCAGCTTTTACAGCATTTAAGAGACAAAAAACTAATCGATGAAAAGAGCATTACTAGTAAAAACAGAACTTCTTTAAGCAGAAATAGAAAAATTTACTATTGCTCCAAATGCCAAAACCACATGGAAATAGAATCCTCTAATGCCAAGCGTTGCCCTATTTGCGGATCGAGACAGTTGACATTTGTGAAAGATAAAAATGGTGTGGAGGCATAGAAATGAAAGTAGAAATCTTTGATACGGCTCTAAGAGATAGACCTGGAACTTGCTATTTCGATTTAAAAAAAGAGATTGAACACTTGCAAGAAAAGTATGAGATCAAAGACATCAAGACAATCATGAAGTATCCCCACGGTTTTGATGTAATGGTGGCTATCTTCTATGAAGAGCCATATGTAGTTGGAGTGAAGGAATTTAATTGGATATATTCTGATGAAGATATAAAGAGATTCATTTCATCGCACGATGTAACCAAAGTTGAGAATTTGGCTGGTTCTACTACCGTTGTTACTTATAGAAAGAGTGTAAACAATGACAATTAAAGACTTTTATCGAAAATTAAAGGTAAAAGACAAAGGATATATCGTAACAGAAGACCAGTGGGGACTAGCCTTCACTATTCAGTACAAGCCATCATTCTTTAACTCTGATGATGATCCTATTGATTTATTTCATGTTGAATATGATAACAGCGTAGAAGTTGGTGGATGGTGTGCGGAATCACAAGAAGTAACTTTTCTTTTGAAGCCAAGCCAGATAAGTATATTGAACTATCCTCTGGAATTACTCGAAAAAATAGACGAACCAGTTTGCATTGACAGAATGCCAATGCTGGACAGTGGCTTTAAAGGCGAAAGAGAGATCAAACTATGAAAAACAGACTCAAAGAATTAAGACAAAAAAATAATCTAACTCTAAAACAGCTAGGGGAAAAACTTAATATGCGAGACAGTACATTAAGTCAATATGAAACGGGCAAGAGAAGCCCTAAGCTCAAAGTCTGGGAGAAGATTGCTGACTATTTTGGTGTTTCAACTGCTTACTTATTGAAAATAGGCGAGGAACCAAATAAGGCACATCTGATGACTAAGGCAGTGATTTTTATTTATACACGTTCATTTAATGAGCCTGGTGTTGATTCAGTTGACCGCTATGAGGTTGATGACTATCGAATTAATGGTTCTGTGGTTGAAACTAAGTATTGTGGAGAGAAATGGATCTTTCCATTGACTTCAATCATGGGCATTGAGGAGTTGAACAATGGCTGACAAATTAAAGGTGTGGCTCAAACACGATCCGAAAGCCAGTACAAATACGGATGTTTTGATCTTGTCCGGCATTGATGCTCACGACTTCAAATACATCTTAGAAGACCCAGATAACAGTGGTGAGTGCTGGTATAGATTCGGAAATGCGGTTATCAGAATTGATCATGTGGAGAAATACGAGGAAATCAACGATGGACTATAAGGAATTTATTAGACATTACACAAATATTCTTAATGCGGGCACGGTAACTAGCAAAGGCGTAGAAAAATACGTCCGTAAGGAAGTGCAGTTAATAGCGTATGGTAATGGCGTTTCATTCAAAAAGGCATTGGATGATCTGATTGACATTTATTTTGACCAAAGTATGCGCAATGAGCCAGGTTATCTGCAAGAGCAGTCGACTACTGCAGCTACTAACTTGTTCTTCATTAAGTTCATGGATACACATAAGGATGAGTCCAAGGAGAAGAGCAATGACAACTAAGGAATTATTGGCAACCCATGACATTGTGAAGACTGATCATACTACTACAAATGGTGGAGAAATCATCACAACAGTTACTTACAAGGAGAACAAGAAATGAGATTAGTTAAATTTGAAGAGCGCTATTATATAGCGATTAATATGATGAACAGTTTTGTTTCTTTCTTGCACTATTACCACATCAAATATGCAGGTCTGGACAAATATTATTTAAAAGCAAGCAGGTTAGAAATAACTTACTTTGATTTTGTCGATGATATGCATTTCTGCATAAAAGCTAATTTGGGTGGCCTAAGAATGTCAGCAGACAGCCATGGAGATGAGCCTTTTAAATTAACGGTCTTTCTACATGATCACTTTTTAATAGATAACTGGGATCCTTGGAAACCTAAAGAAATAAAAGAACTGAAAGAGAGATTAGACAGCGATGAAGAAAGTTAGCACTTTTCAGCTTCTAACACCTTTTATTAATGCATTCAGCAATGAAGAGGTGCTGGCGGTGTCTTGTAAAGATGATCCCAGAGCAACTGTCTGCACTGGTTTTGGAATAAGCCATGACAGATATGAGTCATTTATGCGCTTTGAGTGTATGAAATGTCATAGACAAGAGACGATTTATTTCAATTGCACTAGTGATGTGATGGAAGACTTAGCAAAAATGATCGGAGCAAATAATGAAAGAAATCGATGATCAAGTACTGCTTATTGTTAAGTACGTACGAGAACTAAAGCAAGCAGAAGACGTTGGTGATTGGGATAAGGTGGTTAGCCTGTCCGATGCCATTCAAGAAAGCGGACACAATATTGGAAAAGCTGCAGATGAAATTAATGTAGCTATCAAGAGGGGGATGCACATTGGATAAATTTTCAGTAACTAACTTAGCAATTGGTACAAGAGGTACAGCAAAAGAGTTCTTAGCTGCCCACACTCGTGATTTTTTAGGACAGTATGGTTTTAAAACTCAGATGTTTGAAGATTTAATGGTCTTTATGAGCGTCAAAACAAAATACGGTGAAATGGTAGTCCACAAAGGTGACTTCTTAGTCTACGTGGGTAAAGGAATATGGAGTTTAAGCAAGAAATGAAGATTTTAGATCCGGCTTGTGGCTCGAAGATGTTTTGGTTTAACAAATCCGAACCACATACCACTTATACGGATATCAGAAAAGAAACGTTTTCTCTGCAAGATAGGGGAAAATTACGAAAAGTTGTAATTAACCCAGATAAAATAGCTGATTTTACTAATTTACCTTTCAGAGATTATGAATTTAATTTAATAGTATTTGATCCGCCACATCTTAAACGAGTGGGAGAAAACAGTTGGTTGGCCAAAAAATATGGCAAACTCCCGAAAGATATTTGGCCACAAATGCTGTCTAAAGGATTCAAAGAACTTTGGAGAGTATTGGCACTCGATGGAATTCTGTTGTTCAAATGGTCAGATAATCAAATACCTTTTAAGGATGTGCTAAATCTGTTTGATCAACAGCCAATTTTGGGTGATCAACGTGGCCACACAAGGTGGTTTGTATTTATTAAACCAAATGATAATCAGACATCTGAGCCAAGTTTATTGAGCGAGAGTGATTTAAAAGAAAGAGGACTTGAACAATGGCGAAAGAAGTAAAAGAAACCCAAGCGGTAAAGCATCCTACTGTTAAATGTCATGGAAAATTTAAAACCAGCATCAAAGTTAATGCTGGTAAGGGTGAGGTAGTAATCGATTTTATTGCTGATCAATCTACCCTTGATCTGAATCAGTTGGGCAGAATCTTACGAGATGGTGCTACAGCCATTTTTGTGAGTGACCAGACAGAGTTTCCACTTGATGATGAAAAAGACAAGAAGAAGGACGACGATAAGCCTAAGGAAGCTAAAGGGCAATTAAGTTTATTAGAAGGTGGAAAATAATGAGTATTAAAGAATTTCAGCAAAGACTAGAAAAAATTAGTCCTAGATTGCATCTTAATACCTTTGAAGACACAGGTGAGCCTTCAACAATTATGGTTTAAGACAAAACCGGTGAAAACTGGATAGTTTATCACTTCAAGGGACGACTATTTACTTCCAGCACTATCGTAATTCTCACAAGCATAATACCTGCTCAAGATTTTGATAAGCTGCAGTTTTTGATTAACGAGTACTGGGATACATTAAACAGACCTAGTAAAGCATTTGATAAAGAAGACGTTCTTCTAGGTATTGCCAGTGATGCTATTTCAGCTTTGAAAAAAATGAGAGGTCAAAAATGAGGTCTTATTGCAAGCAGATCACTAAGCACGGCCAAGAGACAATGATGTTCAAGTGCGATCAGTGCGGTCATGAGGTAGCAATTGACGCTTACGACATGTTTATTGCTGATTTGAACGTCTTTTGTCCTGTTTGTGGTGCTAGTCCTGAGCATCTTAATTACAAGGAGTTTGAAAAATGAAGAAGAATAAGCTTGTTTTTGTTGATTGGAATGAAATTAAGAGTGGACCTCAACAGACCAGCATTCTAGTCCCAGAAAATGCCAGTGACGAAGTTATAGAGCGTACTGTTAGAAAGAATCTATTTGACAGGATTATTTCTAAGTATCAATGGGCCATTCCTGATGAAAAGAGTGCGATCAGTTCAACGCTTGCTTTGCTTGATTGGAATGAATACAGGTATCAAATCATCTGGTTTCGGGCTTCTCGTGACCACTATGAATTTAGACTTGTGTTGTTAGAAAAGCTCAGTGGTAAAGCATATGCCAGCTTTAAGTCTGATTATGAATCCAAGACGGTTACATGTCAGTTGTCTCCTAAGGCTGATCGTGATGACTGCTGGTTATTTAAAAAAATCAAGCATAAGTTAGCAAATGAGAATTTCCCAGATTATGAATTTCATGAGGAGTGAGTATGAAAAAGACTAGAACTATCTCTATTGAATGGGAAGACAGAGACTACAACGAGCGTGCATTTGAAATAGACGTTCCTGCCGATGCTGACGAAGACACTGTAGATGATTTAGTAGAAAAGGCTGTTTTTGATGAAGCAGTTTCTTACTTCAACTGGCATGAGGGATCAGATGATGAGGAATAGAAGAGTTACTGTTCAATGGTACGATGATGAATTTGAAGCACATTTTCTCGATATGTCAGTTCCTATAACGTATAACAGAAAAGATATTGATGTTGCAGTTGATAAAGAACTGTTAGGTCGTGGTGTTGCTGATTATAGATGGAATATAGCCGACGATATTAGTCATGTATTGGTCAACAAGATAACTGATCTCTTAGAAAAGGAAAATTGGAGATACAGAATTATTCAAGACTTTGATTCTGTCTTTAGTTTTGAACTCACTAATTATTATCAAGGTTACGTTTATTTCAACGTTGATCTTATAGAATTTACTGTTCTTCAGTCTTATATTGCTGACGTTGGATCTCTTACCAATCGAGAAAAGCAAAATGTAGATAAATTTTCTGCAGCATTAAGAACAATAGTTAGAAAAGTTAAAAGAGAGTTTTATCTATGAGTTTTTTAACTACCTTAGTTGGAATTTCTGAAATTATCTTAATTATTGGCCTGTTGGTGATGACTTTGCTTATGTTTGGTGTAGTTATCCTTGACTTAATTAAAATCGTCAGAAATCGAAAATATGAACTTAAACGGAAGGAAGAAAAATGATATCGATTTGGTTCTTTTACACGATTTTGCCATTAGTGATGATGCTGATTGTTTTAGCTACAGCATCAAATAAAATTTGGGCATTTATTTCAATTTTGCCGATCTGGATTATAGCAGCGGTTATTACTTATTTCTTGCTACCGTCGAGAAATTTACTGAGTATTCTCTGGGGAAATGTGCTTTACGGAATATTTTATTTAACACTGGCGGCTCAAGCTTATGACGATGATGATGACGCTAGTTCAAAGTTTTTAATGGTTGGCATCCCTATTTTGGCAATTTTATTTATAACTTGTGTCGGTGGTTCATTGCACTCTCACATGTCTGTTAAGCCAACATGGGATTCTATCCCTAAAGAATATTCCAAGAGCACAGAAGCGCCAACATTCAAACGTAATGAAACTCCAATTGCATTAGCACCTAAAACAGTTATTAACCGTGTTAGAAAAGCATCGTCTGATATTCCAAATACGCAATATTATTCAATTTCTGATGAAATTCAATCACAGTACTACAAAGGCAAGCCGGTATATGTGATTCCAATTGAATACAACGGATTTTTCCAAAGCAATAGGGCAGGTGAAATTCCTGGCTATTTCATCATTGATGCTACTAGACAAAATGCGACACCAAAATTTGTTAAAAAGCCTTATTACTATGCAGTAAGTGGTTACTTCAACAAAGATGCATCACGTCAAATCTACCGCCACAATCCTAGTTGGCTTAGTTTAGATACGCCACAACTTGAAATTGATGACAATGGTGATCCTTATTGGGTACAAACAGTTTATAAGTCAGAACCAATGAGCCACAGAGTTAACTTCAGCAGATTGCATGTAGCTGTCTTAAATGCGAGAACCGGTGTCACTAAGACTTATTCAGTGCACAACATGCCTAAATTCATCGATGAAGGCATCACGACTGGCATTGCTGATAAGATCAACAACGATTTTGGTAAATATAAGTATGGTTTCTGGAACTGGAGCAAGACCGGCATCATGAAGCCGACCGGAAATGGCGTTGAGAATGGTGTGACTTCAGTATTCAACAAAGATGGTTCGATTAGTTACTTCACTGACTTTACTACTGACAGAACCGGTGCTGATTCAGCATTAGGTTACAGCATGATCAATGCAAGAACTGGAAAGCTCACATTCTATCGCACTAACAACATCATGGACAGTGATGGTGCTAAGAATAATGCTGATCAAGACTACAAGGCTCAAAAATGGCGTGCTAATATGCCAATTCTCTATAACGTAAATAATCGTCCAACTTGGGTAATGACTATCCTAGATTCAACTCATGCTATTCGTGGTTATTACTACCTGGATGCAAGTGATCAAAGCGTATATGGAACTGGTAGCAATCCAACAAGCGCTCTGGACTCATTTAGACAAGCTCTAGTTGATTCTGGAGCTTCAGCAGGTAACACACCAGGTGAAAAGAAGAAGAACTTCTCTGGCGTGATTGATCGAGCCGCAGTAGTTTCCAACAAGAACAAGGCAATGTTCATGCTGAAAGGTAAAAATATCATTTTCACTGTGAATACTAATGATTATGATTTTGCCAACTTGATTAGACCTGGTGACAAGGTCAAGTTCTCAGCGAATGTTGTTAAAGGCAAAGCAATTGGCAATGTCAGTGATTTTGAAGATAGGAGTTTAAGATAATGTCTATTGTAAAGTCGGTTGGCGGTGCTAGTGATTTTCCTAGGGAGCATGGTATAGCAGTTCACTTTGCAAGCGGTAATGTATGCAGGGTAAAAGATACGACGATAGCAGATTGGGCAGATTGTCTCGAGAATGCTGCATTAAAAGCCAAAGAGTTAGATAAACCAGAGCCAAATTGGGTTCGAGCTTATAATGGCCCATGGTTTCAGATAAAAAATGTGGACTATGTTGAAGAATATTAAGGAGATTATCAGATGTTAGCACTTGGTGTAGGAGAAACAATCACGGATGGTGAAAGAACTTACCAATTAGGAGAAGATTTGAATCTTCATTTCATTAGTCTAGGTGACCATGCTCAGCATCACGTCACTAAAGATGTAATGAAGATACTCTTGAAGATTCACAGTGAGGATAAAAATGAAACCAATTGATCAATTAAAGTCAGTCTTAGCTGAGAGTGGTTATGATATCATCAACGAAGACGGCTATAAAATGCTAGAGAATGCAAAAGCTATTACCACCGTTGAACAAGCCAAGGCCATTGCACGATTGGTTAAGGACATTGCCGAAGCCAATTACAATGCCGGTTATTATAAAGGTGGTACTGATCAAGCGTTTGAAGATGGGAAGAAATTAGGAGAAATACTCAATAAGCAAAATAAATAATGATGTGATGTAGATTTTAAAGTTTGAAGAGATACAGGAGTGGGACAGTGTTTTTATTTGATTTACCAGACGAAGTTTTAACAGCAGAAAATGTAGATGATTTTCTAACCAGCCATATTAACAGAATGGAACGGCTCAGTGGGGTTAGTTTATCTAGTCCCCAGCTATCACTTGCTCCCGCTCACTCAAATGGCGTTAATAGCCAAGAAAAGATGATGGAAAGAAGGCTGGCAGCATTTGATGTTTTGAAAGCAATCAAATATGCCATTGATCATACATCAGGTGTATCTCCTCAGATACTATTTGAATTTTACGTCTTACATAAGAAAGTATGGGAAATCAATCGTGACTGTAATATGAATCATAATCAGTTCGGTGATTACAAAAATATTGCGTTGAATCAATTTGCTGAGTGTTGGATCTCGGCACAAGACAAGTATTTTCCTGATGAAGCTGATCGTTTTGATTTGCAGATTTATCCTGGTGAAACTCTAGTAGACGCTGGTTGGAGAGCAGATCAAACTACGCGAAAACGAAAAAATGGGATGTAACCGGGATGAAAGTGGGATCATACCGGGATTTGAAAGGGATTTACTTGGGATTTAATCGGGATTAAGTTGGGATCGCCCGATGATGAAAAAAGCAGATAATTGTTATTGTCGAGAAAGTAGATAGGAGATCTACCTCGACCGATGCGACGGAAATTCATTTTTACCAATTAGATCTATTCTCCTTGTAAATTAGAGTGACAGCATTGCATACTATGTGGCTTGCAAGTTACCTGGTTCGAATCCAGATGCTGTCATAGCCTCAGAAATACTGAGGCTGAATCAATCTTGTTGTTTTTTATTGAATTTGAACCCGAAGATTCAACAAATGCTTGAAGACAAGATAAATCATGTTTCCCGACGTGTTGCAGTGGAATACCTGCTTCACGTCTTAGCTCTGCGATGACCGTAAGCGAGCGGAGCATTGATATAAAAAAGGACTATTGAGTCCGTGTTCTGAACAAAAGGTTTTCCTAACCTAACCGCCTGAAAAGGCGGCCACCTGATCTAAGTTCGGCAACGTGCATGTTTTCTAAATTGTGGAGGTGAAAATCTCCCCTTGATCATGTTGCTCTGCATGTACTGAAGGTCGGCACTTCATTAGATCTTAGCCAGTAGCAATACTGGTTGTGCTGATAATCAATTTAAGCATTAAAAAAATCTCTCACATTCGGTAGTGGTTATGCTGCTACCATCTTGGGCAGACTCGTGTCTGTTCGTTAGCAAGTCAGAGTCGCTTATAAATGCCTCTGTTGAATTTAATTGACTGGCGGACAGTTAGGGTTCAATTCCTTAACTGCTCATTACGTGGTTCTGCTAATTAGTAATCAAGAACAAAACACATTATGTATGATTAGGATCACGTGTTAAGCGATAGCGTATTGCTACCGCTTTTTTGTTTGAGGTAAAGCACATGGAATCATTACTTACAGCATTAAGCGTATTGATTTGGATAATCGTGGGAATTATAGCTCTTGTAGCTGGCACAATTATTCTCATGATTGTCGCATGTACCATCTATACGCTTTATTCATTAATCAAAGAAAAGATAAAAGATCATGTACAGAACTAAGAAATTTGGCTTGGTTAGTTGTCGGACTGAAAATCAGATCCTAGCTGAGCTTGACAGAGATTTGAAAAGAAAACGCAGAAAGCATCGTAAACATAGAGGGCGAGACAAGAATCACAATGACAGGCATTGATATTTGCATGGGATCGTTTATTTTTCCATTAGCTTTTATCGCATTTTCCGTGATAAGAGCCATAGTTCAATCAGAAAAATTGCATTATGAAGATAAGCCTTTTGTTTATACCTATAACAAAAAGACCGGAATGGTACAGATGGAGCTGAAAGATAAATGAGCGGAATTGCAGGTGTCTTACTTCTTCAACAGGTCATGAGACAAAGAGAAGAAGAACAAAGACAAGCTCAAAGAATCGCAGAAGAATACGATCACGAGGACAAACACGATAAAAAGCCAGTTAAGACATTAAAGCCAGGTGAAACTAGAGTGATGATTGACCCTAAAGGACATGTAGTAGTAACGAAAGGATGGGACGAACATGAAGAGAATTAACAAAGATGAAATGAGTCAGATTGATCAAGCTATCAAAGAAGGCTTGTCAGATGATGATCATAGCACTAAGCCAGTTGAAGAAGATCACGCAGGTGTTCCAAGTAAAAAAGGTGTTTTGATCAGAATTAAGATGGAACATGATGAATTAAAGGATAAGATCCTAAAGATCGATGATGTACTAATTAATCACATTAATGTGTCACCATCGCAATATGATTATTTAAAAATTCAACGTGATGCAATGATGACTGTATACCACATTTTGGAATTAAGAATTACAGATTTAGCTAATGAGGTAAGCCAGTATGAAATACATTAAGTATGGTCATAGTAAATGGGTACCTGAAGGATGGAAAGTTAATTTTTCCACGAAAGGGTTAAATAATGTTGCGCCATTGATTGAGAAAGCAGTTAAAAAAGCTTTATCAGATTCAGTTAAAGAAGACAATGTTTTTTACTGAAACAATCAAATTTGGTCATTTGTTAGCTAAATGCAGTAAAAAGTTGCATCAAGTTTAATAAAATGGCTGTTTTGTTAATAATTAATGAGCTAAATCACGAAAAAATGTGATCTAGCTTTTATTTTGCTCATTTTTAAGGAGGAGAGGTGACTAAAAGCTTTGGTAAAACTTGGTAAAAATACTGAATTTGACAAGTTGAGCTGGCAACGGCAAAAGGCGGTAATTCAGCTTTTTCAAGGAAAGACCTTAAAAGAGATTTCACAGGACGTTGGCGTTCATTTAAATACCATTGAAAACTGGAAAAAAGACGAGAAGTTTCAAAAGGCAAGAACTGAATACAGCGTTTATGCTTTTAGTCATTTGCTACCCAAAGTAGTATCCAACTTAAATCGAATTTTAAACGAGGGTGAAGATAAGAACGTCCTCAAGGCAATTCAAATCATTTTAAGTAATAGCGACTTACTCAACAGTCAAAGCAGTCAGAAGCTCTTAAAAGCACGAATTAGGAAAGAGACTGCAGAAGCAGCTAAGGCGGAAGCAGAGGCTGAAGTAGCAAAGGCACAAGTTGAACAAATGCACACTGTCGCTGACAAAACTAGAGCAAAGATGGACAAATTAAGCCTTGATGAGTTACGTAATTTAGCAAAGATGGCAGGTGAAGAGAGTGATTAAGTTAAGTGCAGATGAAAAGAACAGCATTGCAATAGCTGCTAAGCATGAGTTGGCCAGACGTAGTTATGCTGATTACTTTATGCTTGTTAATCCAGGCATGAAGCTTTATCCGCATACTAAGCTGATTACCGATAAGATCCAGAAGATTATTGATGGTGAGCAACACTATTACATCGTGGAAATGCCACCTCAACACGGAAAATCGCTTACAATTACCTCCACACTTCCTGCGTATTACCTGATGAAATATCCTGATAGAAAAGTAATGATTGCCACTTATTCAAAAGGCTTGTATTCACAGTTTGCCGGGACTAATCGCCAGGACTTTAACGAATGGGGGCCGAGTTTGTTTGGCCTGAAAACATATATAAACACTGCAGATAAATTCACCATTGCCAAGCACAAAGGTGAATTTTTTGCTACTTCTATTTTAGGTGCTGCAACTGGTCACTCGGCTGATCTATTGATCGTTGACGACCCTGTTAAGGACGCGGAAGAAGCTAATTCACCAACAATTCAAAAGAAAGTATGGGAGGAATGGACAAAAACATTCTCCACTCGTTTGCAAGATAACAGTTCAGTCATAGTTATTATGACCAGATGGCGGACTGATGACTTGGCGGGAAGATTGCTACAGTCGATGTCACGTCCCTGGGAAGAAATTAAGCTTCCTGCGATTGCAACTGGCCTAAAACCTGGCGAAACTGATGCGATTGGTCGTCACAATGGTGAGGCTTTGTGTCCTGAGCTACACAGCTTGCATGATTTAAAGATTCAGAAGAAAGAAATGGGATCACAAGGTTTTGCAGCTCTTTATCAGCAAAGTCCAACCATCGAAGACGGTAATATTTTCAAACGTAAATGGGTTCGCTTTTATGTGCCTGATCGTGCAACTATGGCAAGACTGCACTTGACCGATAAAGACGTGAAGATATTGCCTCGACACTTGCAAGAAACTGTTCAAGGTTGGGATGCAACGTTTAAGAGTAAGGAAAACGACGACTTTGTAGCAGGTCAAGTTTGGAGCAGACGTGATGGTGACTTCTACTTGCGTCCAGGTTGGTGCCATAAACGGCTTAGCTTTACGGAAACGCTTGATGCAATTCGGACCATGACTCGGTTTTATCCACAGGCAACGGCAAAGCTGGTCGAGGATAAAGCAAATGGACCAGCCATCATCGATACTTTAAAGCATGAGATTCCAGGTATTATCGCTGTTAGTCCTGGTGCTGACAGTAAGGAAGCTCGTGCAGCATCTGTTTCTCCATTGTGGGAGTCAGGTAACGTTTATGTCCCGCATCCTCGCTGGAAGCCTGAAGTCGAAGACTGGTTGGAAGAAATATTCTCATTCCCTAATGCGCCTCACGACGATAACGTGGACTCAATGGTTTACTGTTTGCAACGACTTCATAAAGCTAAGCGTAGACCTATTGGAGTTATCAAGTTTTAGAAAGGAGATTACATGGGTTTATTTAATCGTAAAAAGCCAAGCAGCAAACGAATGCCGGCATCGTCGATTAGGATGGACGGCTACCGTGAAGATTTTATGGACTATGAATCTCAATTCACTGGTCAACCTCAAAGATTTGGTGATACACGTCCGGTTTATACGTCTTTAACTGCGGATCAGGACTATGAACTGATTGACAACATCATCCATAAGAATGGTATTGCTCACAAAGTAGTTACCAAGCCTGCGCAGGATGCCACTCGTAATGGCTGGCGGATTATTTATCCTAGTGATCCTAAAAAGCAGGAACAATATCAAAAGAGACTTGATTCATTAGATCTTAAAAGATCATTGTGCCAAGAGCTTGTCTATTACTTTGGTCACGGGGATGCATACGGCACAATTGGTATTTATTCTCCTACACTTGATAACAATACAGCTAAGCCATTTGATCCAAAGAAGCAACCAATATCTGATATTGCATTCTTCCATGTGTTTGGTCAAAACCATGTTCAAAAGATCGAAGTAAATGATGATCCGACTGACATCAATTACATGAAGGAAGCTGCAGTCGTCATCAATCAAACCAAAGCTGGCGACACTGTTGATGCTAACGGCAATATCCAACCTGGCATTCCTAAAACAAAGCAGATCGTTATCGATAAATCACGTTATTTCCACATCTCGCTCGATAAGTTTGAAGATGATGATACCGGTAACTCGGTTATCACTAGATGCTGGGATCAGATCCATGTACTTGACACAGCATTGTATTCAGTAGGTAAGTTACTATATGCCTACGATATCAATGTATTAACTGATGATGGTGGCGGCTATGATCCAGACGATCCGCTCAGTAAAGAAGAATTTGAAAGACAAAACCGAGTCTTATCTCAAAACATGGGAACTGACTCGGTTTTAAATTTGCATGACGGTCAAAAGTTCGAACGTTTCAGCAACAATGTTTCAGGGATTGATAGTTTGTTGACATTTGCTTGGCAACAATTAGCAGCTGCATCAAATATTCCAAAGTCAGTTTTGCTTGGTGAACAAGCCGGTACTTTAGCTGGTGCGACTACTGATGTAGCAAATTACTACGACAACGTTAAATCCTTACAAGAAGAACTGCTGAGACCGCAATTAGAGCGCATTATTGAACTTCTTATGTGGTCAACTGATGTTGCAGGTGGCTCAGAAGACCCTGACAGCGCTGATTGGAAGCTTGTTTTTAATCCACTTTGGTCTGCTGACGATAAAACTCAGTCAGAAACATTCCAAAATACAGCAAATGCTGTGGCCACATTGGTTAACTCAGGTATTAAAGATCCTGATGAAGCTAACCAAATGGTTGATGGTCAAAACAACAATGCTGTACAGGGGATGCAAACTCAAACCAAAGGGGATTCCATCGATCAAGGTGTGACGATGGAACAAGCCAAAGAATTAATGGCTGAATTGCAGAAGGTGATTCACGACAATGAGAAGAAGAGTTCCGACTAGATACCCGATGAAACTGGAAATGCAGTATGCTCGTGATCTCAAAAAGATTGTTTCTGATTGGGATCGAGGGGCTAACGCCTGCGCTCAGTTCTATTTAAAGCAGTATGTCAGCGGTGGTACTCAATTGAAACTTGATGATGCTATCGATGATCCTAATTGGATCGACAAGCTTAATCAGCAAATAGATTTAATGGGCTTCGGCTTACAACAAGCGAAAAAAGCACATGACGAAAATGCAATTGCTACCAAGTTTGTAAGATCCATCAATGCTTTTAGTTATAACAACGTAAAGGCACAAGCTGCAATTGTTGGTCTTGATCCTATCAGCGACAACAATGTTTTGCGTAATTACGTTAAAGGCAAGATTAAAGAGAACGTCTCATTGATAAATAGCATGTATTCATCATACTGGCACTCACTTGAAAAGGACATCTACCGCTCAATTACTTCAGGTGGCGGTATTACAAGCATCACTGCTGCAATTACTAATCGAACCGGAATGGCAAAAAGACATGCTGATCTAATCGCAAATGACCAAACAGGTACAATCATCAGTCAGCTTAATGCCTACCGTGCCAAGTCAGCAGGTGCTGAGAAGTATCTGTGGAGATCGATGGAAGACAGACGTGTGCGTCCTAAACATCGTGAACTTGATGGGAAGATTTTTAAATATGGCGATCCAAATGGTGGCGACAATGGCGAGTTACCTGGCGAACCAATTCGTTGCAGGTGTCTCGCTGAGCCGATTTTTTAAAGGAGTGATTTTATGACAGATGAAATTAAAAACACAAATGAAACTAAGCCAGCAGGTTTAACAGAAGTTGTTAAGCCTGCATTTAAAGCAGATGCTGACGCTGGTTTAAGCAAGTTAACTGAAAAGTTGGCAGAACCAACCAAGCCGGTGGCTCCTAAGCCTGAACCGGTAAAGGAGGTGAAACCAGTGGCAAAAGATCCAAAGGGAATGTTTGATTACTCGAACTGTAAGCAATATGTAGTTCAACAAGGCGACACTTTGCTTGATGTTGCTCAAAAGTTTGTCGTAGCACTTCAACAATTGCGCTACTTCAACCATTTGGACAAGGAAGATCCAGTTATCAGACCAGGCAAGACGCTCTATATTCCTGATAAGCCAATTAATGTGCCATACGGTGAATAACAATGCCGTCCGTACAAAGATATGACTCTGTGCCGATCCGTGATTATCACTTCGATGATCAGACCGGCTTTTTGTATGTCTACAGAGTGCCAATTGCTGGTGCAATGGTGCAAAAGTACGTTAAATCTGACGGATCCGAAGAAATGGAAGCCAAGCTTCCTGAGGAAATACTTTCAGATGCAACGGTTTCAAGCGCTAACTCTAAGCCGGTCACAGATGGACACCATGGGTTAGTAACCAAAGACAACTCTCACGACTTGCTGAAAGGCTTTACTGCCTCAAATGGTCATGTTGAAGGCAACATGCTCTACAACGACATTACTATTACTGATCCTAATTTGATTTCTCAGATTAAGAGCGGTGACAAGAGAGAATTGTCTATTGGCTTTGAAACTCAAATGGATCCAACTAGTGGTACTTACAACGGCACAAAGTACGATGCAGTTCAAAGAAATATCAGGATCAACCACGTTGCAGTTGTACCGAAAGGTCGAGCCGGTCATGAAGTTCGATTGATTGGTGACAGTGCAGAAGCGGTTGAACAAGTAGAACCTTCTGAAGAGAAAGGAAACCAAATGGAAACAAGAGTAGTTCGTGCAGACGGTCAAAACATTACCGTAGCTGCAGATGATGTTGAAAAAATTACAAAGCTCGATGCTGATAATTCAGCAAAAGCAAAGCAAATTGATGAATTAAATGCAAAGATTAAGGCTTTGCAAGATGAAAAGGCAAAGATCGAAGGAAAGGCCGATGAATCAGCAAAGAAAGCCGATGAAGCTCAAGCCAAGGCTGATTCACTTGAAGCCGATAACAAGAAGCTCCAAGAAGAATTTGATAAGTACAAGGCTGATGGCGTTGATAAGAAGCTTGAATTGATCGACAAGGTCAAGAGTTTTGTTGGTGATGAATACGATTATCACGGCAAATCAGATCGTGATATGAAGATTGACGCTGTTAAGGCTATCAAGGGTGATTCAGTTGACTTCACTGATAAGTCAGACACCTATGTTCAAGCTGCATTTGACATGTTGGAAAAGCCTAAGAAGGTTTCAGGCTATGCAGGCCCTGAACCAGAAGCCAAAGGTGACTCAGCTGATCCAATTGCCAAGGCTTATTACGATTTAAACCACATGTACAAGGGGGTTAAATAATGCCAATTCCAGTAGGAACCTATTATCAAAAGAAAGAATTAGGTAACGGTACGGTAGCAACCATTGAAAACAATGTTGTAGACACTGTTACCGCAGGTGAAGAAATTAATTTTGGCGTTGCCGTAAATATTAAGGACGGTAAGGCCGTAACTGCTACATCAGCTCCAATCATGGGTATTGCAATTAAGCGTAACCGCATTGACGGTGATGACTACAATGCTTTGCCAGATGACAAGTTCAAGGCTGGAGAATTGATTGGCGTATTGCGTAAAGGCGGTATCTCAGTTCCAATTACTACTGATGTTTCTCGCTATGATTTCGCGACTATAAACTCAGACGGCACTTTCAAGACTGCGGGGGCTGGTGATGGCGTTGTAGGTCGTTTCAAGACTGATGGCTATGCAGGTAAGACTGCCATCGTTCAAGTTGAATTAACTGATATGGGCATTACAGCTCCTGCTTCAGATAATTCCGGCTCAAATAATAATCAACCAACAACTAAGCAAGACACTCAACCAACCACTACGGATAAGGGAGGTAAACAATAATAATGGCAGGATTTAATACTGGTGTTCTTACCAGAAAGATGTTTGAGTACATTGATCCACGTGTTATTACCCCAGCTAGAGGTGCACGTCTTGGACGTACTCTTTTTCAAATTGATGACAAGCCCAAAACTTGGGATGACACTTACAAGTACTACTGGAAGGAACGCATGGGTCAAGCATCTGATGTTGTAGATCGTGCTACTGACCTTACGACAGTAGATGTTACTTACCATGAAGAATTAGGCTTTATTACTCAAAAAGGTTCAGCACTTGAATACTCTGACGAAGAAATCGAAAGAGCACAACAAGGTGATTTGGACATTTTGGGTGATAAGACTCAAGCTGTAAACGATGCACTTGCTGATTGGGAAGATCGCTTAATTTTTAATGGTAATGATGACTCACAAAAGCCAATCTATGGTTTGACTTCTGATCCAGCTAAGGCGGGCTTCCAAGTTGCTGATGATGCACCTGTTACTTTTGATAAGATTGTTGACCCATCAAACACTGACCCTTACAACGATGCTAACAAGTTGATCAATTGGTTTATTGATGCTGGTAACAAGATTAAGTTCCTGCCAGGTAAGAGCAACGCTCAATTGGTTCTTGCACTTCCACAAAGGGAATACTCGTTATTGACTAGACCTTACAACAAGTACAGCACTAGTGACACTATTTTGAGCATGGTACAAGATACCAAGCACAATGGTGCTAATGCTGTATTCAGCAAGATTGTTCCAGTTCCTGAATTATCAGCAGAATTTTGGAACACTCAAAAGGGAGCAGCAGGCAAGAAGGACTGTGGCATGATCTTTATTAACGATCAAGACACTGCAGATATCAAGGTCGCTATGAATCCAGCTCGTTTTGGTAGAGTCGAATACACTGACGGCAAGACCAAGATCAAGTACATGGAAAGAACCGGTGGCCTTTGCATTAAGTTCCCAGCAGGCTTTGTAAGATTAAACGGTATTAACTAATGAATACCGCAGATGAAGTTACTCCAGATGTTCTTAGAACCATCGGTGAGTCACTCATTAGCAAGAAGATGTCTGATGAAACGCTCACTGCATTAATTGATCAAGCAACTTTAATTGCCGAATCAGATGGGATGCCCGAACAAGTTAAGGTCAGAGATAAAACTATTCCGGTTTTGAGAATGGCAACGATCGACATGGCCTTGCATCTAGTGACGGTCATTGGAAAATCTGGTCAAGGTGTCCTTTCAGAAAAGGTTGATGTTTTGGAGCGTCACTATGCTGACGTGAGCGACCGTGGTTGGCTTAATTCTTCTAAGTGGGGCCAACTATACATGTGGCTCTATAGAAGATACGGAGAAGGCAGTACACCACGAATTGCGGTGATCCCACATTGACAGTTAGAACCGAGGGACATCGTCCAGACTTCATGAAGATAGCCAAGGAGCTAGATAAACTCAACCACTGGGAAGTGGCAGTTGGTTTCTTCGGCGAAAATGATGCTAAGTTGCTGACGATTGTTCGAGCTAACGAATATGGAGCAACGATCAAACCTAAGCCTGGCAATAAGTTTGGTGGCTATTTGATGGTTCCCTACAAAGATGAGAATGGTAAGCAACGCTTTTACAAGTTGAAAGAAGTTGTTATTCCACCACGTCCATTTATCAAAAATGCATGGGAAGCTAATAAAGGCAAGTACAAGCAAATGGTATTTGATGGACTGAAGGACATCTGTAATGGTGATATGACTGCAATGAAGTTTCTTAATAAGCTGGGAGTTACCTGTGTTAAGGACATTCAAGAAGAAGCAGTTAAGCTTAAAAATCCGCCAAACGCACCATTGACTGTTGAAAATAAAGGCTCATCTAATCCGTTGGTTGATACTGGCGAAATGATTAGAAAAGTAACTTATAAGATTATTCCTGATTAGGAGGGATGCAAAATGGCTTTTTACATGGATGTTTCCGATATGATTGCTGATTTTGGTGAAACCAGTGAGATCAGAGTTTGGAAACCGGACGACAGTGCAAATCAAGCTTACGTTGGTGGTCCTACCGATGAAATTGATTTGGATGCTGATAAGGCAGAAATCCGTCATGAGCCAGTTTTGCCGATTAATCCTAATTCTAGTCTAGGGAGAAAAATAATTGCCGGAGGCGGACAGCTAGAAGGTAAATTGGTGTGGTACTCAACTGACAAATATCCATCGGGAACGATTGTAAAAGTACCTGCGCAGTTGGGATACTACAAGGTAACTACATACGGTATTTGGAATCCATATTCCGAGTTTTACGAGTATGTACTAGAAGGAGATGGCCAACATGGCATTGAAGAATAGATATCGACCAGAGCTGAAAGACAGCTATCTGGTCGTTTTTGTTTTGGCCAAGGTGGTTGATCATCTTTTTAATTGCAAGCTCGTACCGTTCAATAATCCAGGTAATGCACCGGATTATCCTTATGTTACCTACCATCCAATTATTCCGCTCGACTACACGACTGCAGATCATCGTACGGATCAATACTACGAGCAGTTACAAATTGATTGTCATGCTACTGATCCTAATATGGCTCAGCAAATGGCAACTGACCTAGTGAACGGCCTAGCTCATGATGAAAACTTCGAGCGATGGTTTGACCAAGTAAATGTAGTTGCAAGTGCATTACCAAACAATGGAACAAAAATACAAGACCATACAGCATTTCCTGGTATCAACTATGACAATGCGTATGGCTTTTATTTTAATTTCCTGATTAGTAAAGCAGGTACTGTCTATCAAGCAGACAAGTTGAAGTTTGAAATCGAAGACTACACTATCGATTCAATTCGGACAAACAGCAAGGTTGATGGAGATCACATTGATGCTAAGAAGGAGGAAAATTAATGCCTAATAAAATTGGCTCAAATGTCGTTGCACCTTTCGAACGTGTGAAAGATGTAAACGTGATCATGACGACTTTGCATCCTCAGCCTTTAATTGGCTTGGGCAATCTGCTCTTGGTTAACAAAGTAGATAAGCCAGCCACTTTAAAGCCTGAAACTGCAACGCCTGCAGCAACTCCTACAGGTGCTGGCACTGGTACTGGTGATAGTACCACACCTAAGGATGCTCAAAATCAAGATAAGAATGATAAAGGTTCTACCACTTCCAGTGATAGAGCCTTTTCTAATGACTTGAGTAATGACGACCGTATGAACGGCCTGCTTAAACGCAAGGTTGATACTGCTACCGGTGCGGTTTACAGAGAATACAAGAACTTGGATGCCGTTACCGTTGATTATCCAGAAAATTCACCTGTTTGGTTCAAGGCAAACTCATACTTTGCTCAAGCTAACCACTCAGACAGAATCGCTATTTTGGATTATGTCGATGGCAAGTTGCTCGATACCTTGAAAGACTTCTGGTACTACAACTGGACTTTCATGGCATTTGTTGACAATACAATCAACGATGACGTTATTTTGGCTTCTAACATTTGTGAATCAAATCAAGATCATTTCCTTGTACTTCAAAGCAATGACTTGGCTCAATTCACTCAATTTTATGGTCAAAACTACACCATTGGTTTAAAGCACGACCTTTCAGAAGCTATGGACACTGCCGTCGTTGGTGCTGTAGCTACTAAGACCGTTGGTTCATGCACTTGGAAGTTTAAGGAACTTACAGGCATTACACCTGAAGACCTTACTACCCAAGAAAGAGTCGGTATCGAAAATTCTCACTGTATTGCATACATCCAAGTCGATGGCCGCAGCGAGACTGCTGAAGGTTTCTCAATGTCAGGTGAATACATCGACCTTCTTCACGGAGAAATCTGGGTAAAGGTCAATATCGGCAACGAATTGCAAAGTCTTTTGCAAGACAACGACAAGATTCCTTACGACAATACTGGTATCAGCATGGTTTCAGCAAGAATTAACTACGTTCTTGACCTCGCTTGGAAGCAAGGCATTATCCAAACCAACGATGACACTAGCAAGGGTATGTACGAAGTCACTACTACTCCTCGAAGTGCACAATCTCGTGATGACTTGTCAGGACGTCACTACGGTGGTGCGTCATTTACTTATCACGCATCAAGCGCAATTCATAGCCTGACGATTCACGGAACTGTTGATTCAGACACGATTATGCAATAAAGGAGGAATGACGTATGGCTAATATTAACTCAGCAATGACTGGCTTTATGGCCAAGTACAACGCCAATGACTGTGTCCTCCAAATTGGTGGCAAGGTCATCTCTGGTTTCGGTGAAGACACCATGGTTACTGTTTCTCGTGATCAAGACCGAGCAACAATTACTCAAGATGCTCAAGGTACCGGTGTATTGTCAGTTAACAACAAGGACCTTTCAACTATCACTGTTAACATCAGTGAAGCTTCTCCAGATGCTAAGTACTTAAGTGATCTTTGCGAAAACTTGAACGAATTCCCAATCGATTTACGTACAAGTACTTTCCACTACTGGGGTTCTTACTGCTTGGTTATCAAGGATCCAGATTACTCAGTTGGTGCACAAGCATCTAACTTGGCCTTCCAAATCAAGGCAGTTAACTTAAACAAGGAATCTGCTCGTTAGAGCAGTTTCAACAAGATTCGTATGCGATTTTAGATAGGAGAATTTAACATGTCAGAAGAAATTAAGAATCAAGAAAATCAAGAAGAAACAACTGAAGCTACTGAAACCAATCAAGAAACTTCAGCTCAACCAACTCAAGAAGAAATGGCTGCTAACACCAAGAAGATCATGGACGATCGTCAAATGATCCTTAAGTTGGCAGAATCAAGTAAGATTGCTGATACTTTCGGCAAGAAGAAGATCGTCTTTATCGATAAGGATCGAGCAACTAAGTATGCTCTTGAATTAACTTATCCTGGTTCAGTCCGTGCTTCCGACATTATCCAAAAGAGTTACATGACCAATGGCCAATATAGTTTCAGCACTCTAATGCAAGAAGCAATCAAGGATGTAATTACATTGCCACACATCACTGACTTGGACTTCTGGAATCACCATACGAATTTTGGTGAAGCTGCTGTAAAGGTATTTGACTTTCTTAACGACACATCTTCAGCCTCAGATGAAGGCACAGGAGATCAAGAATAGAGCTGACCAATTAGAACGAATTGTCCGGCTGGTCATGCATGGCGTACCTGAATCATGGGTAGACCGTGCGACTGAAGACCAATTGGAAATTCTTTGGGAGATCTACGTTCGAGATCAGAAAGACAAGTTTGAAATTACATCAAATGCCAATGCTAACGGCATTGGTATTGCCTTTGGTGGCAAAAATTAGGGAAGGTGAGGCTTATCGAATTAATCGATGGCTTTTTTATTTTGTCTTAAAGCCAAAAACTAGATAGGAAGGATATAAGATGGCAGCAGATCACGAAGGTTGGTATCTGAAGGCAAATGTCGATATATCGAGTTTGCTTCAAGCCAACAAAGCTACTGATGAACTGTTTAAGAACATAAAGAAAGTTGATGCCGGTTTCTCAGGACTTCATGGCAATGATGCTCTAGCTAAGAGCATTAAATCCGCTGATATCGAGACTGCATCTTATATTGATCGTCTTAAAAGTGAAGGCAAGACTTACGAAGCCAATCAGCAAAAGGTAAATCTGTATTCAAGTCAGATTACTCGGCTTAAGAATCGTCAATCCGGACTAGTTTCCGAGCTTGATAAGATTGCTGAAAAATCTGGTAAGAACAGCGATGCATTCAACATCCAAAAAGCCAGAATCAATGAAACTGCAGCATCTATTAACAAGTTGAATGATGAAGTTAACAAATTGCATCCAACTGGATTTGATCGCTTAACTTCAAGCATCAACAAAGCTGAAAGAGCCAGTGGCAAAATCAAAGACACTTTACGAAGTGGCTGGGACAATATCAAAGGCGGTGCTTATAGTGCCGCTGCTGGTATTACTGCCATTGGTGCCGCTGCCGTAAGTGGTGCTAAAAAAGCTGGAAATCTTCAGCAGACCTACAAAGAAATTGATAACCTGGCTGTCTTAGGTGGCGAACACCAAAGATCAGTTACTAAGTCAATTGCTGAAATGCAACGACAAGGTCGAGATATGGCTCTCAAATACGGCAAATCTCAACAAGAAATTGCCGAAGGTTATGAAGACCTGGTCAAGCGTGGGTATAGTACTAGACAAGCATTAGGTGCTTTGAGAACGGAACTGCAAGCCTCAGTGGCAAGTGGCGATAAGTTTAGTGACGTAACCACTGTCAGTTCACAGGTAATCGAAGCCTTTGGTATGAGAGCCAAGACTACTAAAGGTATGATCGAAAGCACTAATAAAGCAGTAAATATGCTGGCTTATAGTGCGGATGCTACTTCAACTGGTTTCCATTCATTAGGTGATTCAGTTCACTACTTTGGTGCCGCTGCGAAAGCGCAGCATATCTCACTTGCAGAATCTGCCAGTGCGGTTGGTGTGCTCAGCAACAACGGTATTGAAGGCTCAATGGGTGGTACTGCCATGCGTGACATCATCGAACGTATTGGTAGTCAGGTAAACGGCATAGGTAAAAAGAACAGTGTGTTTACTAAGCTAGGTATCAGTACCAAGGAAATTGAAGACAGCAAAGGCCACTTGAAAAGTTTAGCTGATGCCATGGACGTGATCTGGGATCACATCAAGAAGCACAGTCAAAACTCAATTCAAGAGCAAGGCTTTATGAAGTCAATCTTTGGTTCAACTGCACAAAACGCAGCAACTATTTTGGCTCAAAATACTGGTGAGCTTCGTAAACTGACTGAGGAAACTCAAAAAGTTGGTGACAAGAGTACATATGTATCTAAGTTAGCTGCTAAAAACTCTGATACTGCAAAGATGCAGGTGGCAAGAGCAAAGCAAGCCATGAATGACTTTGAAATTAACTTAGGTGCTAAGCTCTTGCCTGCCATAAATGATGCAGGTGAATCGCTCGCCAAGTTTCTTACATCAAATGATGGTAAGAAGTTTGAAAATGACACAGCAAATGTGATCAAGAACTTTGCTAACACTTTGATTGGCTTGGCTAGATTCGTTACTAAACATCCAACTGCCATGAAAATTATCGGTGGTGGTTTCTTAGCTGGCTACAGTGCTACTAAGATTGCTAAAACTATTAGTTTCATTGGTGAATTGAAGAGTAACTTCAAGGAACTAGCTGAAACTAGTCCAAAAATTGCTAATTTAGGCAAAGCAACATCTCAATTAACCAAACCTACCAAATGGTCTAAGATGACTGGTACTGCTAAGTTAACAACGACTGTTGCGGTAGCATTTGATGCTTATCAAATCGGCAGTGATTTTTACAAAGCCATTAATTCAAAGAGTGCCAACGTTAAATACGCTAAATATGGTGCTGGTATTGGTGGCTTAGTTGGTGGTGCAATTGGTGCATCGCTTGGTGGTGTTGCCGGTGCTCAAATAGGTATGGCTCTTGGTCAAGCAATGGGGCCTGCAGCTGCTAAAAGTTTTGGCAAGGCTTTTTCAGGTCATGCTGCTAAGTATTTTGTTTATGGCAAAAAAGGCGCTAAATCAAACGGTAAGTATGATTCAACCGCTGAAGAATATAACCATGACAATCGCTACTTAACTTCTACGCACAAAATTAAAGGTAGAACCCCTTTATTTGAGTATGACGAAAACGGTTATTACAATACCAGGACGCATAAGTACCGTGATCAACGATCCTTATCAGAACGTTCATGGGGTATGAATCACCGCTTGAATGTTCAAACACTTGCCCATGCGAATAATGCATGGGATGTAATGTCTGGGAGTGCTAATGTTCTTTGGAACTCACTGGGGCATATTGGTGATAAAGATTTCTGGAAGAGAAGTAAAGCTGGAATTGTAGCATCTGAAAAAGGCACTTGGCTTGATTGGAGTGGCTTTTTCAACTGGGTTCGTAAACGTAAACCCGGTGATAATCGAAACTATAATCCAATGGCAGGCCCAGCTAAAGGACTTGCTTCATGGTGGAATAAGACTACACGCAACACCAAAATCGACTGGGGCCCATTTGATCCTAAGAAGAATGGCTTAGATAAATGGTTGGCTGGTTTTAAGCCACAAGTACATGGCAAGATGCCAAAGAATTGGCAACTTAAGGCCAGTGGAATTTTACCTAAAATCAATGCCAAGAAATGGGCATCCGGTATAGTTAAGGATGCTCAAAACGGACTTAAAGTTTTCCCAACTTATACTCGTGATTTAGGTAGCAAATCAAGTAAATGGTTTAAGTCCAAATGGCGAGGAATGGAATCCTGGGGTGGCAAAACCAAGAAAGATGCCCAGAATGGTCTTCATGGCTTCGAAAATTGGTCTGGGCAAATGAGTAGTCGAGCCAATAAATGGTTCAAGGTCAAATGGCATGGGATGCAGTCCTGGGCTGGAGGAATCAACAAGAATGTTAGATCCGGCTGGCAAGGCTTTGAAAAGGGCTTTGGCGATTTAGCTGGTCGAGCTGTTAAATTCTTCAAGCGACCATTTGAAGGTTTAGCTAATTGGTTCCATGATCATGTTCAAAAACCACTTGGAAGTTTTGGCGGAAACGTTGATAAGTTTTTCCATGGCAAGCTTAAAGTTGGTAACTTGCACTTGGCATCAGGTACTAATTGGAAATCTAAGTATGGTATTCCTGCTGTGCTTAACGACGGCTTTGACAGCCCAAAGACTGGTAACCGTGAAAGCATCATTCATCGTAATGGTCAAATTGAGTTGCTTCCTAACAGACGCAATTTGAAGAGAACATTGCTACCAGGTGAAGATGTAATTAACGCTCGTGATACTGCCCACCTTGCAAATCGTGTTCATTTAGCTTCAGGCACTGTCAAGTTAGCTCAAACTACCAAGACAGTGTCCAGAGACTATAGCAGGATCAATTCTGATGCTGCCAAGTCCCTCAACAAGTTAAATCAAACCAATAGCAATAGTTGGTCTAGAATCCATAAAACCGCTGTGAAGGCCGTTGATTCGGTCAAGAGCCATAACAGTACTACTTGGCGCAGTATTGCATCGCAAACTAACAAATACACTGATAAAACCAGATCATCAGCTACTAAGGATTACACCAACATGCGTAAAGGTGTTTCCAAACAAATGGACAACATGCATGACAGTGTAATTGCTACCGCAGGCTCTACAAGCAAGGGCTTCGGTAAAGCGATGAACAAGATGACCGGTTATGCCAAGAATGCAATGGGTGATACCATTGATCAACTTAACAAAGGCATTCACGGCATCGATAAGGTCATCAGTGAATTTGGCGGTGACGGTTCTGCAATTAAACCGGTGCACTTTGCTACTGGTTCGAACGGTGCATTGCCTCACAACACGTTAGCAATGGTTAACGATGCTCCGACTGGACCACGTCAAGAATCTATCGTCCGTGGTAATAATTTGATCATTCCATCAGGTAAAGATCGAATATTACCATTACAAAAAGGTGACAAGGTTCTGAACGGTCATCAAACACAAGAGATGGCTCGTTCAATGGGACTCCCTCACTTTGCTAAGGGCTCTGGTGTTGGTCATGCTGAATTGAAGCGGCTTTATGAAATTGCTAAGCAGAACTGGAAACAACCTGAAAAAACTGGTCGTGCAATGTTTCCAGCAGTATCAGGTTTACAGGCTGGTGCAAAGATTTTAGCTGACTCAGCAAATAAAACCGGTGCAGATCAAGGTGTAAAGTACTGGTCATCACTTTGGGGCTTAGCTCAAAAGAAAGTTGATGACAGTGGCGGTGAAACTGGTCCTGCTAGTGGCTTGCTTAAGGCGGTTGAACGTTACGGTGAAGGCCATAAGTATGTTTGGGGTGCGACTGGTCCATCGACATTTGACTGTTCTGGTTTGGTCATGTATGCACTGAAGCACGCTTATGGAATCGATTATCCGCACTTTTCAGGTGCTCAGTACTCAAGAACTCAGCATATCTCCAAGAGTGACGCTCGTATGGGCGACCTGGTATTTTGGGGATCCGGTGGTTCTGAGCACGTTGGTGTCTATGCTGGAGGTAACAGGTACTTTAGTGCGGAATCTCCAGCTCAGGGTATTCATATGAATACTTTAAGCTCCGTTGTTGGCAAGGGCAGTCCACTGTTTGGCCGTGTCAAAGGTGCCAACACTCAAGGATCATCAAGTAAAGCAAAAGTTAGCGTAAAAACTAGCAGTACGCTTGATAAATTCGTTAAGAACTCAGTAGGTCAAGGCTTCTGGAAGACAATTCAGAAGATTGGCGATGAGTTTGGCGATGGTGGTGGCTATGGCAACCCTGGCGGCGATGGTGTTGCTAGATGGCGTAAGTACATCGTAAGAGCAGCACATCAAATGCACACTAGTGTCAGTCCTAGTGAAATATCTAAGATTATGTCTATGATTTCCGCTGAATCCAGTGGTAATCCAACCATTACTCAGCAAATTCAAGACGTGAACAGTGCAGCCGGTGATCCGGCTCAAGGTTTGCTTCAATTTATCCCACCAACCTTTAATGCCTATGCTGTTAAAGGCCATAGAAAAATTAAAAACGGCTATGACCAACTGTTAGCCTTATTTAACGACCGTAACTGGAGATCAGATATTCACTACGGTGGTGGATGGGGACCAACAGGTGGTCGAAGATTTGCCAAAGGAGGAACGCATCACGGAAGTGGTGCGTTTTTAGTTGGCGAAGAAGGTCCGGAAATTTTAAACGTCCCTGGTGACGTAAAGATTGATGATCACCAAACCGCTAGACGCAAATTACGTAGCTTAGCTAAGGACTTTACTCCTGCTAAGCCTGGTCGTTTGCCTAATGGCAAGCCTAACATCACGATCAATATTAACTTCAATGGAAATGTAGGTAACTCCAAGCAAGATGCTGACAAAGTAGCTAACATGATTGAAGTTAAGATTGCTGCAGTTCTTGAAAAGTACTTTGGTCATGAATTTGGTTCTGACCCATCGCTTTACTAAGAGGAGGCGAGTTAATGATAAAAAAGAAACAGCCTACCGCTTATGAGAAGACCAAGAAGGCTTATGATGCTTATCACAAAAAAGAGAAGCAAGCCAATAGGGATATGGTCAAGACTCAAACCAAGGCAATTTACTATGAGCAGGAATCTTATGGCAAACCTAAAAAGGAAAAAGAAAAGCTAATTAAGCTGCGTAACAAATGGCTTAAGTCCTATGATGCAGCTAATAAGCGACATAAACGATATAAAAGAGCAGCTGATGCAGCTAAGGATAAGTTAGGCAAGTTACAAACTGCCAAGACTAATCGTGCTGAAGTTGCTGATAAAATTACAAATCATAATAAAGAACACAATAACGAAGGTCATTGTGCGATTTACAGAAGTGACGGTCAATCATCGACCGTCATTTTTATTTCTCCGACTGACACTGAATCTGAAACATCTAGTGTGAATATCACTTCATGGCCAGTTGATAAAGGCTCACCAAGATACAGTCATGCTCGTACGGCTAGCGAATCAAAATCTATCGCTGGTTTGATTACTGGCAAGGATAGAGCAGAAGCTAACTCTAAATACAAGCAACTTGAGTACTGGCGAGATCATCACACGGAATTAACGTATGAGGGTGATTTTAAGAAGTCACATCTGCTTATCTCTGAATTAGGTCAAAGTTTCACAGATTTACGTGATAATCTCAAAGTCACTATTACATTCAGTTACGTTAGAGCTGCCGATGTAACTTCTTCGACTGGTAATAAATCTAATGTTAAGAAATCTAAATCAACTAAGACTACAGCCGGTAGCAGAAACAAGCGCTACACGGCAATTACAGTTAAGCCTGGCGATACCTTGCTGGGCTTATCTCGTAAGTATGGTCGATCAGTTGCCTGGCTTCAGAAGGTCAACCACATTAAGAATCCTAATAAGATTCAGTCAGGCCGGACGCTCTATTTGAGCAAAAAGGAAAAAGACGTCAAAAAGAAGATGCGGGTGAAGTAAATGCGTAGATATATCCCAGTAGATACCAATGATTTACCTGATATTTTCGATATAAACCTAGAGGGTAGCATTTACACGCTAAGAATTGATTACAACGAAGTGGCGGATTACTACACCATCACCATTTGGGATGCTGACGGTAATCTTCTGCTGGATCAAGAGCCATTCATTTTAGGAGAGCTTGTTGGGTACGATTTACCGGATAAACGTCTTCCTCGTATTGATTTGAGGGTAATGGATGAAACCGGTCAAGCTAAGGATGCTGGAAAAGGTAACTTCGGTTATACCGTCCAAATTTATTTAGATGTCATTGATCCACTCGGATCTGAGACAGGTGATCCAACCATCAAGCCTTTAGGCTACGATCAAGATGAACCGGTTGATGACTTCACAGATGAAGAGGTGTCAAGCTAATGGCTATCATTACTAAAGATCTTCATGTTTGGTTTGAAGTAATTAGCAAAAGTGGCGAAAAACTCACCTTCTTTAACGATGAAACTCCAGAGCATAATTTTCCGATTGCCTTTCAAGTTAATGGCAGTGACTCCCCAACCCCTTCGGTTAATACAGTTACACTGTATAACTTGTCTAAAGAACATTCTGATTTCTTTGAAAAGGGGCAAAAGGTCTACTTGTATGCCAATTGGGGACCAAGCAAGAAATTGATCTCTCAAGGCTTCATAACCAAGCTCGACAACCCACAACATGATGGAACGACTGATTCTCAAGCAATCTCATTTACTGAAGGCACTGATTATTCGAACATTAAAGCCAACCGTCTGAAAGTAGAAAAAAAGAAAGACGTTAAGACTTCCAAGTTGGTCAAAACCACTAGGCCTGGTCACTATGAGGACAAAATTGTTAATCATCATAGAAAACAGGTTTGGGTTCCAGCTAAGAAGGTTAATCATCGTGTCAAAACACGAGAGACCAAAACGATCAGATCAAACAAAACTTATCGAAAAGGCACAACTTATAAGGCTGTGATCCAGGGAATAGCTGCACAGTGTGGTATTAAGATTTCCAAGCTTCAATTGCACAAGAATCCTAAATTAAAGCACGCATATACAGCTCGTGGTAAGCCCTTGACCTTGATCAAACAATTGGTTAAGCATACGGAATCCTCGTTCAATTACGTTCAAGGCAGATTGGAAATTGTTGATCCAAAGTCGGAAAAAAAGACTTGGTTTGACATCGATGATCAAGACTTGGTTCAACCGCCAGCAAGTAACACGTCAGATGATGAAAAGAAAAAGACATGGGAAATCACAACCCCATTTGTCCCTGAAATAGTTGTAAATACTGGTATTGTCATGAAATCTCGTTATTTGAAAGGCAGATTTTATGTGAAGTCATATCAGCATTCATCAGATGGCGAAAATCCGCAAACACAGTGTTCATTACTACCAATGTAGGAGGTACAAAATGGCAAGAAACAATGCTTCAGCTCAAAATGAACTGCAAAATGCTGCTTATAGGGCAGTAGAAAATTTCCGAGATGCAATGTTTACCGAAACTGAATGTGCCTTCATTGCAAGGATTACTAAGTATGACAAGAACAGACATGTGGCTGACGTTCAACCATTAGCCAAATTGTCTGATGGTACTGAATCGGCACAGTTTCTTGACATTCCGGTGGCTGAGAATTGCTACATGTTGGATGAATTAGTAGATGCACTCAAGCCTGAGTTTGAAAAAGCAGACCAGAACCATACGATCCCTGCTCACGATGGTGTTCCTGCACATATTCACACTAGCCTGGCTGGTAAATTACCAAAAAAGCATTTGCTTCGAGTTGGCGTACCGGTGGTTTGTGTCGTGCTGGACAGGGACAATGATAATTGGGCTGGCGGTAATGATGCATCAACTTATATGCCAAACACTAGCAGAACTCATGATGCTAACGACTCAATCGTTGTAGGCGTACTAGGAGGGACGTGGTTAGGTGGCTAAAGATTTTAAATCGACTGACTACGGTGACTTTTATGTAGATCCTGACACTCACGATTTCGTTTTAATTAGCGGATTAGAAGAAATTGCCCAGCGAATCAAGGCTACTTTGGAAACCAACTACCAAGAAATGGATGTTTTGGATCCAGAGCAAGGCTTAGATTACACGAATTTCTTAGGTAAGCGATTCAATAAAGAGCTTGCGTCTGATGAGTTGAGAGAAACAATAAGAAGGCAAGTTCCTGAAGTTGATTCGATTGAAAACATTGATTTTAAGTTCTTACCAAACAGAAAAATGGTAATTAACTTCAAAGTCATGGCTACTCCAACGGAAGGCAATACATCACAAGAAGTAGAAGGAGGTGTTGAAATTGCCATCTAATACACAATGGGGACTTACAAGTACTGGGTTCCATGTGCCAAGTTTCCAAGAAATTTTAAGCGCATGGCAAAACGGTATGATTTCTGCGATTGATCCTGATCTAGTAATGACGACCAATTCCAACGCCGGAGTTTTATCTCACCTTTTTGCTAGACGTGAAAAGGCAATGTGGGAGCAGATGCAGCTTGAATACTATTCAGCATTTATCAGCACTGCGACTGGTGCGAGCCTTGACTATATCGGAGGCAACTTAGGACTTAAGCGTAAAGTTGATATGCCGTCCTTTGCTCAGATCAAGATTGTTACTCAGGAAGAATATTTAATTCAAGCTGGAGAGCAATATGAAACTGAGAGTGGTTATCAATTCACTTTATTGAAAGATGTCCTAACCAAGAAAGGTGACGACGGTACTTGGAGCGGTATTGGATGGGCGCAGTCCGAAGATACCGGTCAAGAAACTAATGTCCCAGCAAATTCGATTACGATTGAATCTAATCCAGATGATGAGATCGTAAGCGTTACTAATCCCGATGAAGCTGGCGGTGGTCAAGACTACGAAGACGATGATACTTATCGTGAGCGACTTCGTATGGAGAATGCTGCTAAACCTGGATCAACTGCAGCCGGAATTAGATCAGCTTTGATGAATCTTTCAGGTGTTCGTGAAGTAAACATCGTGCCGAATCCATTTGCAGAAGCTGATAAATATGGTAATCCTCCTTATAGCGTCCACGTTTACTGTTTAGGTGGTAACAGCCAAGACATAGCTGAGTGCCTAGCTGATTATATTGCAGCAGGTATCACTATGGTTGGTAGTCAAGAAATGATGGTCAAGGATGCTACTGGTAATCCTTTAAAGATCAATTTTGACTTTGCTACTGAAAAACAGGTTTACGTTAAAGTTGAAATTAATGTCAATGATTCTTGGAACGTCGATCAAGGTGCGGATGATGTTAAGGCGTCAGTTGCCGATTACATCAATGATTTAGAGATGGGGAACCCTCTTTATATCACTAGATTGTATGGCCCTGTTTATGCCATTGATGGTGTAGACGATGCGATTATTCAAATCGGCACTGAACCTGATCAACTGGCGGAAAACGACATCAAGCAAAAAGACTTTGAAGTTGCACGATGTGATCCAAATAATGTCGAGGTGGTCGTGAATGGCTTATGAGACAACTGATCAACTGATAGATTTACTATCACACCACTGGTATAAGCGTCATGATGGTAATCTCTATAAATTACTTGATGTTTATAACAGCCACTTCGAGTATCTCAGTGACAACGGAGAAAAAGTCGAAAGATGGCGTGCGATCCAAAATGCTGAAGGCACAACGCTAGATTTATTTGGTAAAGATATTGAAACTTACAGACCAACTAAGGACGATCCTCCTTATCGGTTTTTAATTTACCTAAAAGTCCTGTTGTCTCGAGCGCAAGGGACAATTCCTTCAATCGTGCACATCACGAGTACTGCTCTTGGTACTGATAAGGGTATTAAGATCTGGCATCTTGCAGAGCCACGTCACGTGGGTATCATGCTCCCGTGGGATTACATCAACGATGACTATATCCAAAGATTTCTGGTCAATAACTTACAGCACATGTTAGCTCTTGGCTACTGGCTTGATGTGATCGTATTTTATGCATCTACACAAAAACAGAACTACTTAGGTGTTATTTCAAATTCATACCAAGAAGACACATACACTACTAATGCTATTTAGAAAGGAGTAAAAAGTGGTAGAAGATTCAAAATTTAGTAACACTATCTTAACCAATATTGGTCATCAGATGCTTACTTCAATTTCCAATGGCAACAAAAAAATAACCTACACTAAAGCAGAAGCATATGCCCAAGACGTATCAAGTATATCAAATGAGACGTTACAGGCACTAACCAGCTTGCAAGGTAAGGAACTATCAGCAAATCTGCTAGTAAGCAATGATAATGGCAATGTTGTCACGATTACGGCAAATTTTAGAAACAAAGGTCTAACAAACGATGTGGTTTTTAACTCGATTGGTTGGTTTGCCAAGCTCGACACAGACGATGCGGAACGCGGGATTACGGCTAACCAAGAGTACCTAATAGGCATTACTCCAGCTAATAGCACACAAACATTAGTAGCACCGCCAGCAGACCAAAGTGCAAGTCAAGCAATCAGCCTTAACTTGAACATGACACTTTCAGATGCTGCTAATGTCAATATGACCGTAAGCGATGCGGGGGCAGTTCATTTTAACCAGCTAGACGATCAGCTTGCAAAATATACTACTACGTCTGACCTGACTAAGCTTTTAGCTGGCAAGGCTGATCTTGGATTAAGCTACACGAAGGCAGAACTGGACGCTAAACTGCTAAATTTAACTACCGACACTAACGGCAAGGTCAGCGCTGACCAAGTTCAAGCACTCATCAGTGACAAAGCCAATATATCTGATGTTTATACTAAGAGCCAAATTGACAGTGCTTTATCGACCAGAGACACTCAAATCAGTACTAAAGCCAATATTTCTGACGTATACACTAAGAGCCAAATTGACAGTGATTTTTCTGCACGAGACACTCAAATCAATACTAAAGCCAATATTTCTGACGTATACACTAAGAGCGATGTTGATAGTGCTTTAGCTGCTGACCGTGGTCGTTTAGGTAAGCTTGAAGGCACTCAAACATTAGATAGTCCAGACTTTAATAGTATTACTGCTAGTGGCGTTTATTACATCACTAATAACACCCCAGCTAACATAAAAAATAACCCCGTTGTTCAGTGGGGCGTGTTGGTTGTTTCAAGCGGTAATGGGCAAAGAATTTCCCAAGTGTACTACCCCGATGATGGCTCTCCACAATGGTGTCGCTTACTTAATGGAAGCAACTGGCTACCATGGTATCAGTTAAGCACTAAAAAAGATGTCAGCAATGCAATAGACTTGGCAAATCAAGCACGAACAACTGCCAATACTAAAGCTAACGCATCTGACGTCTACACCAAAGCCGACATTCCTTTAGCTTTTAAAGGGGTCTTAACTAGTACAGACGATATGAATAAGGTTTTGGAAAGTGGTATGTATATTACCCAAGGGGCAGCCCCTCAGAATTTCCCGCCGTCAGATATAAACCATGGGTTTTGGGGAACTATTCTTGTTTATAATCATGATGCTGGTCAAATCCTTCAGTTATGGCTTGTTCAAGGTAACGTTTTTCATAGATGGATTACGAATAGTGCACCTCAAACTGAATGGCAAAGATACGCAGATCAGTCTGACATCACTGACTTGCAAAACTCGGTTAACAGCAAGGTCAACGTGGACGGCCCATTATTTAAACATTTGACGCAATTTAATAACTGGAGTGATCTGTTTGATGGCTATAGCGTTAGTGGGATAGCTGCTACAAATGGCAGTCGATTAGTTGCGTTTAGAGATGATACTAACGGTGGCAATACTGTAGGCAGTAATGGCGCTGGAATCGCTTTTGGTGGCGGTGACACCAAGGGCGTTTTATCGGTTGACTATGGTGATCATACAGCTAGAATTGCAGGTGGCAATGGTGACAAACCCAATTGGAGTGAAGACATTGCATGGAAGTCTGACATTACTAACTTGCAGAATACGATTAATCAACAAAGCCAAACTATCCAGTCACTCACAACGCGTCTAGCCAACGCAGAAAACGAAATCAACTACATTAAGGCGAACTACGTTGAGGGCAAGAGATTCCCAGCATCACAAGAAGCACAAGCAGAAGCTTGGGAGAATGAGAAGCCTACAAGACTTGCAATGATTGAAAAATAGAAAGGAGATTAGCATGGCAGTAGATCATTTACTTTTTGATTCATTAAAGTGGTTTAACATCAACAACGATTCAACCGAAATCAGTGCTAATAACAAGGCATTCTTAGCCATGCCGACAGAAATCACTGTACCGGATGGTTTTCGAGTTAACTTAGATTCATCGATGTATGAATATAACGATGAAGACGGTTTTTGCTTGAAAGATGATCACACAGCTGAGGTTGTTGCTGTTGGGGAAGATGATTACATTGTTCATCCCCAACAAAGTTGGAACTCTGATACGTATCGTGATAATAGCGAAGATGGGCGATCACATGGTTACAATAAATACATTGCATGGCTCAAAGTACCAAAGACCCAAGCTAAAAATGTAAAATGGGGGGGTAAAGCCCTACTAAGCCACGTCTATCAATGGTTTAGAAGCCTTTACAGAATGGTGGTGATCGCATGTTAGATCACTTACTATTTAACAATCAGAGCTGGTACAGCATTGCAGGAAACGCGGATAATGCGACGGTAAACGGAAAAAAGTATTATGCAGTTCCAAGCAAGATCACCATTAAACAAGGAACGTCTATAACAACTCCGGTGCGAGGTGGCGTAGAAGCAAGTGTAACAGGCAAATTACAAGAAGACTTTCAAGTAAACTGCGTTGGCGCAAATGCTAACCATTACTTTTTTGTTGGATTTATTAGTGATCCTTCCATATACTATGATTTTGAGGAAGGTGAAGGCTATGGAGTTGGGGAAGTATTAAAGTCCGACTGCAAAAATATAGTATGGTGAGGCTAAGTGCCTCCTAATCCGCTGGTATGACAGATATGCAAAAATAACCTAGCTCACGGGGCGTACCCGTGGGCTTTTTTAATAGAAAGGAGCCAATTATGGCTGACGAAACAACACAAACAGCACCAGTAGCCGGTGCAAATGAAATGGCTACACACACTCCAACTGTTAAGGAAATGGAAGATGCTCTTAAAAAGCAATATCCACAATTAATTGGATTCTTGTATATGAGTGATCCAGATAACACCAATGAAATCTGGCACCACTTTCCAATGCCAGTTTTTGATGAAAAGGCATATGAAAACCTCCCATGGCACGTGTACAAGGAACGTCCAAGCGATGACCTCGTTGATCCGCTTTACTCAGTGCAGAAGGGTGGCTGGATTGAAAATGCTCATGATGCTCAAACTCAAATCCTTGCACAAGCGCAAGCTAAAATTGTTGAACTCGATAAGGCGAAGGAACAACTTGAACAAATTAACAGCGCAAATGCTCAACAAACTCAAATGATTACTAAACAATTAGGTAACCAAGCAGAACAAAACAAGAACATTATGACTATGATGGGACAAATGCAACAAACTTTAGCTATTTTAGCTAAGAATAGCCAATCAACTAGTCAAAATGGTGCACAAACCACACCAGTTCAACCAACTACTAATCCAACTGTAAACACTGATACTAATGGAGGTAACAACTAATGACACAACTTGAACAATGCTTTTTCAATATGTACAAAATGGACTACGATTTCGGATGGTACGGTAAAGATCAAATGAGAGGTCTTGTTGTGCAAGGCTTTTTATCAGCAGAAAATTACCAAAAGATTGTAGGCGAAGCTTATGAAAGAACTGATAACCAAGTTAGCGGTGCGCCTCAAGCTTAATGGCTTGTATGCAATTTTAGGGCTGTACTCAATTTTAAAGGGTGCAGCTTTAATGACTAAGAAATATCCACAATTTTACTTTCCGCCAGAATTGCGCGGGCTTATGAACAGCCCGGTTTTGCAGTGGGCTTTAATTGTGGCTGGTGTTCTTATGATTGGTTATATTCTTTCAAGTTATAACAACGAACACATAACAGGGGTATTAATCAGCTTCATTGCAGGATTAATTACTATTTTGTGTTTATTAGAGTTTGAACACTGGTATTTCTTAGATGATTATGGACCAGTATTAGCAAGTGATTTAACTGTTTTAGCAATAACAAGCTGGACGGCACGACATAGATGTAAACGCTAGGACAGGGGGTCGTGCAGTGAAAATAGATTTGAACGACCTTTTGTATTTAGTTTTCGGTATCTTATCTGCTTACTTTACTTTTAGGCTGAATAGTAAGAAATCCGACAGAGATTACATCATGGAGCAGAACAAAAGACTGAACGCAGAAAATAAAAAATTACTGCGGGAACTCAATGAATTAAGAGAGGAGAAAGACAATGAAACCAAACACTAGAATTTTAGACTACACAGCATTAGTGCAAGACGGTGTACTCACCCTCGATGATGTCCCACAAGACATCGCGAAAGAAGTAACTAAGTGGGTGCGCTATCTAAGCGGTGTTACCGACAACGGAATGGTCAAGGATGATACTGCAACAAAGCTCGCTGCTACTGTCGAAAATAAATTAAGCGCAACTTTGGACAATGCTGCTAAAACCGGCTTAGTTGTAGGTGAAAAGGACGGTGAATAATCATGAGTATGGATCAAATTTATGACATCGCTGTCCTTGCACTTGTTGCTGTGACTGCTTTGTTACTTGGTATCTCTACCGCATTAAAGTACTACACTGAAAAGATGGTAGCAGAAGGCAAGACAGTGCCACACCAAGTTGTTAGCGCACAAGAAGCGGCTGACGCTCTATACAGTGAAGCTAACAAGTTGCTTGATTTTACCGGCGCTCAAAAGAAAGCGTGGGGAACTGAGCAACTCCAAAAGCAAAATCCTGGTTTGACCAAAGAAGTAGCTGCTGGACTTATTCAAAAATCATATGACACCGCACATGCTTCTGATAATCAAGAGACATCTGATTCAGAAGAGACTACACAACCCATTGGCTTTTTAGACAACGGAGATGACAGCAATGGATCGGACAAAGCCTAGAACTTACAATGAATTGATTTTCAACTCATTTGAACATAAGGAAGAGGGTGAAAGTAATGTCAAACTCAACCGTATCAAAAAGAAGTTATGGAGTAGACCTAGCCAACTGGCAAGGCTCAACAGTAGATTATCCAAACATTAAATTTGCACTTGTAAAAGTCACTGAAGGCACAAACTATGTCAATCCAAAAGCAGCTGCTCAAATCAAGAGCGCTAAGAATCACGGTTTGCTAACTGGTGCGTACTTCTATGCTAATCACTCAGATTCTGTTACTAAAGCCAAAGCCGAAGCGAGATTTGCTGTAGCAAAAGCCAAAAGTCTAGGTGTGCCGCTTGGATCTTATTTAGCAGACGATTTTGAAAATGGCGATGGCAATAGTATTTATGGTTATGCTAGTTTAAATACTGATGCAGTTTTAGCAGCTATGGCCGTTATCAAGGAATCTGGATACAAGCCTTTGGTTTATGCCAGTGCATCTGTTTTCAGAAACAATCTTAATATTTCAAGAATCATTAAGAACTATGGAACATGCTTATGGGTAGCATCTTATAAGGTAAGCGGTCGGCAAGATTATGCTGACTTCAACTATTTTCCTTCAATGGATGGTGTAGCAATTTGGCAATTTGCTAATGCTTACCACGGATATAATGTTGATGGTAATATCAACTTGATCGATTTAAAGATCAGTTCGAACAATCATCAAGCTAAAAAGACTGAAAAAGCGACAGAATCGCTCTCTCAGCATCCGGTAGTTCGATGGAACATTGGCGTAGTAGCGGTTGTGAGCAATTCAAAGGGAGCATTCGTTTATACAGATTCCAAGTTGACCAAACCAGAAAGCGACCAGCTTAAAAAGCAGGGAACTGTCTGGCAAGTCTTTGGAATTGAAAATGGTGCTGTCAAAGTTGGCAAGAACCAATATTTTGATGGCAGAGCTGTATACGTCAAAGCCAACCCTATCGCTTATAACACAGAGAAGCACGCCGTCGTCAAAATTGTGAAACCTTGCCATGCACTCGATGGCACTGATCCAAACGCAATCAAGGTTTATCCGTTGAAAGTCGGATCAAAGATTGAAGTGCAAGGACGTGTAGGAAGATTTCTGCGAATTAAAGATAAGTACAAAGGCAAGACGGTTTACGTAACAGGTAACCGAGCTTACATTGTCTTATAATTAAACTGAATATGTTAATGAGAGGAAGTGAAAAATCAACCTCTCTAAATCTATCAAAGAAGCCACTCTGGGAATTATTCCTGGGGTGGCTTTTTTGCGTTTCTATGATATAATCTTATTACCCTCTATATAGGGATTAAATTACATCACATCAAGCTTTTATAGCTTGATTAACTCATTCACTGCCCTGCGAAGCTATACGCAGGGTTTTCTATTTAGATTAAAAGTGTATAATAAAAGCAAAGATGATAGATATTCCGTATGAAATTCATCATGACTTATAAGTAAAAAAAGAGCTCACAAATTGGAAAAATTAACTCCAATTTGTGAGTTCTTTATTTTTTGCCCCTTTTTTGCCCCTTAAGCTAATTTGCTGGTGGGGAGGAAACTTATATATCAAGGAATTTGGCCCATTTTATTAAACAATCTCTTGTTCCTTGAAACAGCCATAGACCTTCTCAACTTCGCCTACACTCATGAATGCATAGGGATCTGCTTTTTGAACGATCTGACGAATGTCATACATATCGTAACGATCGATGATAGTGATCAAAACAGTATTTTCAATATGGCTGTAAGCACCTTCGGCATCATGCAAAATAGTAATACCGCGGTGCATTCGGTTTTGAATGCCATCAATAATGTGCTGGGGATGCTGAGTAACAATCATTACCTGCATCTTTTGGTGTTGTGTATAAACTGCGTCAATTACTCGACCATTGATAAAGATAGTTAATGCAGAATATAAAGCACGTGTCCAACCAAACATGCAACCAGCAGCGGCAATAATAATCAGATTAATAAAAATATTAAATTTACCGTAGCTGATACCGGTTTTTTGTCTAATAACAATGCCTATAATATCTAAACCGCCAGTTGAAATACCATTTTTTAACGCCAAACCTGTGCCGATACCGTTAATTGAAGCACCAAAGATGGCACAAACGAGCGGGTCTAGACGAATTTGCCATGGTTGAATCCAATGCATCATGAACGAACCCAGAACAACAGCAACGATAGTGAAAAATGTGAATTTATGACCAATTTTGAACCAAGCCAGAATAAACAAAGGGAAGTTCAATATAAAGTACATAAACGATGTCGTTAGCGTAAAGGGAAGATAACGTTCACTAACGGTGTTAATTAACTGGGCGAATCCTGTGATACCGGATGAGTACATATGTCCGGGTGTCCAGAAAAAATTTAACGCGATAGCAATAGCAATTGAATAAAAGAAGGCGGCAGATAATTTTGAAAGAAAATTATAGCGTCGGTTAAATTTATCTAATTGATCCAT